TAAAAGTCAAGCCGTGCGGAATGAGTATTTCTACTCATACGCAGCTAAGTCTTCGTCGGGCGAATTGTATACCCCGCCAGCGTATTCGCCCAGCAGGAATTGCGCGCACACGAAGTTACGCGCCCAGTTCCAAGCCGACTCTTGGGAGTCGCCTTGCGAGATCGACCAGTTCATCTTCGTGTCAAACAATCCACGTTGTTCATCTGTTAATAGTTCAACGGGATAGTCTAACACAGCCGACAAGTCGGCGGGAGCGCTTGCAACTTGTAAGGTTGCGGGCTTTGCCTTGGCCGACGTGGCGGGTTTGGGCGGCAGGGGAATTTCCTCAAGCTGCTCGGTCGCCAGCCACTCTTTGTAGGCTTCGATGTCGGCAAGGGTGTAGCGCAGTTGCTTCGTACGAACTGTGCGCCTCGCTCGTATGGGTGATACGCCGCTGCGTTCCCATCTCGCAATCGTTTGTTGCGAAACGCCTAAGCATTCCGCAACGTATGCACGCGTTACTAGCGTTTCCCGTACGCTCATGGTATGTCTCTCGCGGAAGGTGTACGCTCGGCGTACGCCGTGATGGCCCCTGCTTATGGTTTTATACATAAACAGGCAAGAGAGGCATGTCAAGGGGGTACAAGTGTTTTACTTTTGCGTGCGAAAAGGTTGCGCAAACCGTGCGCATGTCGTGGCTTGTCACGGTTTTACCATGCGATGGTCAGAGGGGGTTTAGAATAAGATTTTGCAAGTGTTTGATGTTGCAGGGGAATTTTTAATTGTTTATTCTAAGACCGAAAAACACACATAAGGGCGGTAAGGTGCGCTATCAACCAGCTCGTACGAGCTTATCACGAACTTCGTATAGAAACAGTATGAATTTATTAATTACTAATAAGAATAACATATACAAGATAACAAAGACAACGACTTAGCACAGCGCTGCCGCCCTTACGGCCGCACTTTTGCCACAATCAACTTCAAGCACGCAAGGTTGACGCAACTTGTAATGTTGCGATGCCCAATTGTGGCTTTTTTGTGCCAAACGAGTGTACCCGTTAAATATGTAAGGTTCGCACTCCATTACATATTTGGCTGGCGCGCTCAGTTCATCCGAAGGCTTTGCGTCTCGTTTTCGTACGCCGCATAGGAGGGTTTCTTGACTTACTCCCAAGAGGCCCAGATGGATGTTGCGCGGTACTCCTCTATAGAAATTTTCCTCACTTCCGACGCCGCCCCCTTGGACGACGCATTCTTGGCGTTTTTGAGCGTGCGCGGCGCGACCTTGATCGCGCGCGCAAACATCACATGCCCAGTATGCTGGGCAGTCGAGATAACGCCGCAAGCGCGCACTTTGCGCGCGTTGCGCGTGACTTCGACCGGCTCGACGCTTTTTAGCGTCTTGGCGAGGTAGTCTTGTTCTCCATAAAGCTTTTTCATGACGTTCTCCTTTACATAGTAAGCCTTACTCCAAGAGTAAGGCTTACTATGTAAAGGCCGGGAGCTTGCTAGGCCCCCGGCTTTCATGTTGGGTCTTTGTTGTGCATTGTTCCCCAGGCTTCCGCTCAGGTCATTCGTGTTCTCTCGATTGTTAGCGGCTCGCGGGATGCGATTAGGGGCGTTGCAGGGGTAGGCTTGCTTCGCCGTGCCATATCGAGTTTTTGCAGACTTTGGCGCCTTTTCAGTTTGACCTTCCGGGGTTCGGCTCCCGGAAGGTCTTAACCTTCCTTGTGGGAGAAAGCGCCACTTGTCCGCGCTCCGTTCTAGTTTCCCCCTGCTGCACTTCATCAGCTTTTACGGGCGACTGCCTGAGCGTCTTAGCTCACCCTTAGGCTTGGTCAGTCTGGGGACGCCTTTGTCTGGCGCCAGTCCCGATTGCAGCGGGGACCGTCCGGTGTCTACCAGAGGGAGGGGGAGCTTACTCTTGCGAGTAGGCGCAGACCGTCTCTCTGTCCTAGGGAGGGGGAATGTACCCCCCAGGGTCGGCGGGGCGCCTGGACCGGGGTAGGGGCAGGGGGACCTCGCCTTTAGGGACCCTTCAACCATATGACCCGGATTTTCCAATTCCCTTACATCCTTAAACACCCACACCGAAAAACGATAAAACACCTTGACACAAAAACCCCTCCCCTATAAAACACCTCCACCCCAAAATACTGGGGCGTTATAAAAGAGAGACCCTTACATGTTGCTCAGCGAACCCGCCATTGGTCGAGTCGTGCATTACTGGCCGTACTTCGACGAGAAGAACGACCGAGCGCAGAAGGTGCGACAAGTGATGCGCAAGGACGGGGCAATCCTCCCCCATGCCGCCATCATCACGTACGTTCACAACGAGCACACCGTGAATCTGTCGGTGTTCGACCATGACGGTCGACAGTATGCGGTGCTCGCCCGCATGCTTGCCATAGGACACCCCGACAACGACCAGAAGCGCGAAGGGGGCTTCGCCTCGTGGCCCGAGCACGTGCCGCCTACGCAGTCTACTACGACAGTCAGCCGGGCCGTACTTGGGGGTTGACTACCCGCGTCAAACGTGCTATGCGCAAGACTCCTCCAGACGGCCCCACCCCCTCGACGTTTGGAAAGGCAGCCCCGAACCTACGACGCAGGGTTCGGGGCTGCCGCTGTAATGGGGGGTGAGCCGGCAAGTATGGCGAGCTGGCGGGTGTAAGAGGGGTTACTCGTGAAAGCTACTTCCGAGAGTAAGCTCAAGCCGATAAAAATTAAACCGTCGCACAAGGGGTTCCTGCATAAGGAGCTGGGGGTGCCCCAGGGGCAGAAAATACCGGCGAGTAAACTCGCGCAGGCCAGGAACTCGTCCAACCCTGCGGAGCGCAAGCGGGCGGTGTTCGCCGAGAATTTCGGCAAGAAAAAGTAATTCAGGTCTATGGGGGGTACGGTGGGTAAGAAATTTACGGTCGCAAGCGACGACAAGCGCAAGGGGGTCAGGGGCGAGATCGTCGAAAGCCGCATCATCCCGTTCAGCGACGACCACGGCGTCTGCATCGGCGGCCTGTTCGATGGCTGGATTATGTGGAAACACCCAGACGGGCAGTGGGTGTCGGTCGAGAAGCCGGAGCCCGAAGTGCCGCACAGTGAACTGACCGCCGTTCCAGCCGAAGACCCGGAGCTGCCATTCGGCGGCGAATAAAGCGGGGGCCGATACGAGCTTGACACGCTCGTAGCGTGCGTGTATAGTATCGCGCACGCTACACGGGGGCCGTTTCGATGCTGCGACTATTACGACTTCGCAACGTTGCCAGAGTGGCGGCCCTGGCGCTTACTCTTGGGAGTAGCCTCTGCGCACAGGCGCAGGTCACCCCCTCGTCGGTGCAGAACCAGATCAATGCTGTGCCCTGGACGAACGGGCTCGGGCGCGTGCCGGGCGCGACGTTCAACAGCATCCTGACGAACCTGACCGTAGTGCTTGGGCAGGTATACAGCGCGACCATAACTGCTCCTGGGGCCAGTATATTTGCCACAGGACAAGTACAGACCACCTCGCTCCTTGGCACCCTTCAATCTGCGCAAGCTCCCGTGCTTACGGGGGACGTGCTAACAAGTTTGGGGTCGTTTGCGACGGTCATATCTCCCGGTGCAGTTACGTCGTCGAAAATGGCCAGTGGCGCAGCGGCGGGCAATTTAGGCCCCGCCAGCGTTACGGCGTCCATGCTTGCCAGTGGCGCAGCGGCGGGCAATTTAGGCCACGCCAGCGTTACGGCGTCCATGCTTGCCAGTGGCGCAGCGGCGGGCAATTTAGGCCCAGCCAGCGTTACGGCGTCCATGCTTGCCAGTGGCGCAGCGGCGGGCAATTTAGGCCCCGCCAGCGTTACGGCGTCCATGCTGGGGCTCGCGTACCCGCCACCTGGGCTTGGGTCATACGTTTTTACTGGAAGTTCTATAGGCGGGGCGGCCAACGCCATAACTGTGGGGGCTACCGTCCCCACGGGGTTTACCAATACATATGGCACGAGTATTGTGTTCACCCCGGCCACGCTCAACACAGGGCCTACGACCATAGCTGTAGGGGCGGCCTCGATTGAAAACTTGTACCGACAAACCCCCGCTGGGGTAGCTCCTATGGCAGGGGGTGAGCTGGTTCCAGGGCAGATTGCGGCGGCTACGTTTGACGGAGTTGAGTTTGTGCTTACGTCGACCGGACCAACTGCGCCTCCGGGGGAAGTGGCCATGTTTAATCTCGCCACGTGTCCGAACGGGTGGGCTGCCGCGAACGGGGCGAGCGGAATCGCAGACGCGCGTGGGCGCGTGCTGCGCGGTATAGACAGTGGCGCTGGGCGCGACCCAACTGGAACTGTGCTGGCTGGTGGTGAGAGCAGTGCGGTTGGCCCTGTCACGCTTGGTATTACGGGGTCGTACAGCTTTGTCGCCACGGCAGGTAGTGGAGGTGGCGCTTCTCTGGGGCTTACAGGAACATCGTATCAACAACAGCCTACAAGTGCTGTTGGCGTGGCGTGCTCGAACTGCACGACGGAAACTCGTGCGGCGAGTGTCGTTCTTCTGGCGTGCCAAAAACTGTGATAAAAACTGTGATAAAAACTATGCTAAAAACTGTGATGAAGCCTCGGAGTAGGCGGATGGGCTCGTTCGTGACTGAAATATTGGCGCGTGTTATGGCGCTTGTGGCGGCCCTGGCGCTTACTCTTGGGAGTAGCCTCTGCGCACAGGCGCAGGTCACCCCCACGTCGGTGCAGAACCAGATCAATGCTGTGCCCTGGACGAACGGGCTCGGGCGCGTGCCGGGCGCGACGTTCAACAGCATCCTGACGAATTTAACGACCCTGGATGCCCAGATATATGCAGGGACGCAGACCACGGTCAACCTGTCGACGCAGGCGACGGGCACGCTACAGGCCGCGCAGGAACCCGCTCATACCGGAGATTGCACAAACTCATCAGGATCATTGGCGCTGGCATGCACAAAAACCGGCGGGGTTGCATTCGGCGCGCTGGCGACGGCTGCGACCGTCAACCTCGGGACACAGGTCACCGGCAATCTTCCGGTCGCCAATCTCAACAGTGGGACGGGGGCTGCATCGACGACGTTTTGGCGCGGCGACGGCACATGGGCGACGCCTTTGGGTGGCGCAGCGCTCTACCAGCCGCTCCCGGTCGCACTGACCAACGTCTCTATGTCGGGTCAAAGCGTGTCGGCAACGTGCGCCTCGGGCTCGGCGAACATATCGCTCAGCGCCGCGATTGATTTTGTGACCGGCGAGGGGGTTCGCGTCAATGGCTGCGGTCCGACATTCTCGCTCAACCCGCCAACAGGGCTGACGATAACGCCAACGGGGGCGACAGGTAGCACGACGTATTATTATACCGTGCAAGCCGTCGATGCTTACGGCGGAGTCGGGCCTGCGATAACGCCGGTCAGCGTCTCGACGGGCAACGCTCTGCTGTCACCGACAAACTATAATACAATTTCGTGGAACCCCCCAGGGACGGGGACGATTCCGTCGAGTTACGTCGTGTCACGCAGCATTTTCGTCGTGAGCGCGGCGAACGTGGCGGCGGGGGGCTCCGGGTACGCGGTCGGGGACACCATAACGCTCACAGATGGCACGGTGCTGACTGTAGCGACGCTCTCGGGCTCTGCGGTCGCGACGGTGACGGTAACGGCTCCGGGGTACTATTGGGAACCTGCGGCATCGACAGTCGGACAAGCCAGTTCGTCAGGGGCGGGCACCGGCGCCACGTTCAACCTGACGACAGTCTCCAGCGGCGCTGCGCTAAACCTCATGCAATTCGTCGGGGTCACTTCGACCTCGACATGGAAAGACAACAATGAAAACGATTCACACCGCCCGGATTGGCTGGCGCTAGCGCCGAGCGCGACGGCGACGAATGGGTTTTTGCTCTCGACTATCGTTTCTGGCGGCGGCACGAACACTCTCGTGTTGGCGAACGCATCAAGTCAGACCCTCTCCGGCGGACTGGCGACGCACGATGACACTGTGGCGCTTCAGGCCGCGCTCACGGCTTCGTCGGGAACGAAACTGCAACTCCCGTGCGGGACGGCGCTGTTGACTGCTACGCTACTAGAGAGCGACTACGGGCTGTATAATATTTCCGGTCAAGGCGGCTGCACGGCACTCCGATGGGAAGCTCCTACGCAAACAACAGGCATTAAGTATGTATCCCCCGCACAAAACTACGCCGCATATACGAGTTTCTCGGTAATGAACATGCGGCTGGATCAGTACGGTGCGGCAAGTGGTATCGCAATCCGCGTCGGGAACAATAGCGATTTCGTGGTCGATCGCGTCACGATAGATGGTAGATGGAACGTTGGACTGGCTATTTCATCATCCTACGCACCGTATATCACCAACAATTTGATAGTTAACACCAACGGGAATGCGATTGATTGCTCAACTGGTAGCAGTTGTAACGCGGCGCGTATATGGGGAGATGGGATCTTTAATAGCGGGAATCAGTTGGCAGGTGCGGCTATCGCGATTGGCGGGGGGCAAGCGTGGTCGATAATTGGCGCTGATATAGAAGGTAATTACAACAACTTGTCGTTCGTAGGAACGTCGAATGGCGTTGTGCAGTCGTCGGACTTTGAGAATGCGGCCAATCAACAAATTGCATTTAGCGGTTCGAATAACTATCTACAGTTTATAAACAACACATGGTCCAACAGCCCAGATGAGACGTTTTCCAGTGCGACGTTTGGCAATAGTGTGTTCGTAAACAACGAAGCGTATAACAGCAATTTCCTGCCCGGCACGACAACGACGGTAACAGGGCAGAACAACTACAATCAGGCCGGCGGAGGCTTTGCGCTTCCAATATACCCAACTTATACAATTGGAGGAACCCTGCCTTCGTGCTTGGCTTATTTGGTCGGGTTGCAAGCGTTCGTAAGCAACGCCCCGGCTTCGCCGACGTATCTTGGGGTGCCTTCCTCGACCGGCACGAGTTCGCAGCGCGTGGGTTGCACGAACGTTTCAGGCACGTATCAATGGGCCTACGGAGGTTGAGCATGAGCATCCTGGGGGAGGGGTGCTCCGTCAGGTGACTCTTGGGAGTAATCATATGACCATTACAGCACAACAGCTCCTTGCCGCCGCACCCCGTGCGCACTCGGAGATCGTTGCGGGTATCGTTGACCGTGCCGATGCAGTCTTCGCGAAGTATGGCGTTGTTACGCCGAACCGCGTTTTGGGGTTTCTCTCGACCGCGCTTGAAGAGTCGGGCGGGTTCACTGCGCTCATGGAAAACCTCAATTACAGCGCCGAGCGCGCATGTCAGATTTTCCCCGGCAAGTTTCCGACCGTCGAGAGTGCAGCGCCGTACGCGTTTCAACCTGAGAAGTTCGCGGATCGCGTCTACGGCGGGCGCATGGGCAATGTTGGTCCCGACGATGGGTGGCGTTTCCGAGGGCAGGGGCTCATCCAAATTACGGGGCATGACAACTTCGCGATGTTGGCAAGGCTGACTGGATTACCCCTTCTCGATACGCCATCAATGGTAACAAGCGCCGATCATATGCTTGAATGCTCGGTGGCGCTGTTTGTGCAATACCCGGAGATTTTGGCGTACTGCGACGAGGGCGACTGGCAGGCCGTTTGGGCGCTCGTGGGCTCGGGTCGCGCCAATGGGCCAGTCATCAACCTGGGGAACCACCAACAGGCTCTGGCGGCCCTCCAAAGGGCAGGAATAGGCTATTCAGAGGGGCCGGCTACTTCCAGTGGGTACGCAGTCGGGACCGTCAAGTGGGCGCAATATGAGTTGACCAAGGCTGGGTTCGACACGTACGGCGTTGACGGCTGGTGGGGGCCGAACTCGCGCAAGGCGCTCAACGACTTCGAGACCTCCAAAGGGCTGCCCGTCGACAATGGCATCCTGAGCGCAGAAACGATCAAAGCACTTACCGAATAGGCGTGTGACGCCTTAGCATGAGGAGAGAACAGTGAACATTGACCAGTTTGGCGGTATCCTTCGCGCGTTGATCCCCGGTGTTGTGGCGGCTGCCACGCACTACGGGTTCGGGACCACGGATCAGGACACGATTATTGCCACCGCTGTGGCGACGTGCGCTGTGGCTGTGTGGTCCGCCATTACGAACAAGCCGGGGACGACGATCCCGGCAGGGGGCAAATAGTGCGCTGGGGTAGCGCCCTGGCGGCGCTCTTGTTGTTTGCGGGGGCGGCGCATGCGGCGGAGCCGCTGGGTACAAACCTGACGAAGATGACGCCTGCGATGGTGATGGCGCTTCGCTCAACGCCAAGCGATCTTCCCACTGTGCAGCCGTCCACCGATGCGACGGGGGCGGCCCAGGCGGGTCCTCTCGCTGGCCTCGCTGACCTATTCGCATCCGACTTTTCCGCAGCGGAAACGTTGGCCACGAATACGAGCATCAAGGACGGCAATGGAGCAGCTTGCTGGACGGCATTCGCTCCGCTCGGCGAAGTCCTCAAGGCGCATCCTGGCGTGTTCACGGGTAAGCTCGCCACGGACATCGAGGCGAAGCGTCTCGCCATCATCGCCGCGCGCCATCTCTGCGACAATGTGGCCTGCAACACGGTCTTCACCGAAGAAGCCGTGATGGCGCAAAAGTTCATCGGCAACCTGCCGATCAGCATCAGCGTCAACGCGACGCCGATCAATCTGTTTGCGCAGGCATGCGCGAACGTGCCAACACTCCAGTTGGTTGCGCCGACCGCGCAGCAACCGATGCCTGGGAACTAACGGAGTAGCCTATGCAGGTGGTCTGGGTAGTATGGATTCTCGTGATCGCCGTCAGTTTCGGCGGCTTCGAGTGGTGGGCGCTTCACACGGGTAGAGCGACGCTCTCACGTACGGTGTGGGAATTTTCCAAGGCGTGGCCGCCGCTGCCCTGGGTTGTGGGAGTAGTCGTCGGCTTTCTAGCCGCCCATTTCTGGTGGATCGGCATGGGGTGCGACCTCGTTCCCAAGTGAGGACGAGCGCCCCGCATGAGCGTCGCATACGTGCGGCGCTTTCATTATATAAGTGATGCTTGGGAGTTGGACTCGTGCCCTCAGTTGACGATATACACATGGCGCTCGGGCGGATCGAGGGTAAAGTCGAAATGCTGTTGGACCAAGGAAAAATCCAGGATGATCGGCATAATGCTCTGGACATGCGGTTCGACGTACGAAGTAATAAACTTGAGGACCGAATACGCAACGTTGAACAACGACAACACTGGTATGCTGGCGCAGTCGCGGTAGCCGCCACGGTCGGAACGTATATAACGCAGCATTGGCAGTGGAAGTCGTGATGACTACTCCCAAGAGTAGGCTACGTCCACGCGCGGCTTGAGAATTTGGGGCCAGTGTTCCTTGGACCTATTGGCCCCATAACTCGCCCATAGATCATCCCATATGCGCCGGCGTTGCTCGCTACCAAGCACACATATTGCAGCGTGTCGCATACATGAGACCATTTATTTTTGTCGGGAGTCGGCTTTGACACGCCGCCTCGGGTGTTTGCAAAGCGGTATTGCCCGCCCAGCCCCTCAATCAGTCTCGGGCACTTGTCCTCGTCTATCAAGATAGCCGGACCCCCCTCTCGCTGCATGAGCAGGAAGCTCTCGACGGCGCGCAACCGGGGGTCTAGGTCGTTCGTGGGGGCGGGGAACGCGGTAAACCCCATCGTCCGAAACAAGTCGTATTCGTTCATCTCAAACAGGCTTGATCTGTTGCGCCCCGCAGGGTCTCCGACCACGGCGACAGGGTGCCCCATGTACTGTTCTTGCATGATCGCCGGGCGCAGGGAGGTCTTGATGTGCTGTTCAAGCCCCGTGTCGGTCCCATCGACTTCCTCTAACACTAGGAGCCGCCCCTTATGGTCGAGCTGCGTTATCAAACTCCACGGCTGCCGACCAAAGTCCTGTCCAATTAAAATCATCCGATTGGCTGTCGGCTCCAGGTCACGTACGACATGGAACGCTCGGCGGAAGCTAGCTTTGAATACGGCTGTGCCGCTGGGGTCTGCGCCGTATTGGGCGTCCACATACCTATGCACCCAGTCGATATTGGTGTTTTGGGCGTTGAGCGCGTAGAAGTCTCGCCCACGTTGGATACGGATTGGGTCAGTTGGGTCTAGGTTAATGGTGTCGGCTGTCTGGTTGAGCCATTCCAAGTTCTCAGCGCCAGCCGTGCGCCCCCCAGGCTGTTTGAATATCTGAAACATGGGCGGCGGGTTTTCCATAAATACCTGCCACGCGCTACCTATAGTTGGAAAATTGGTGTCGGCGATGATGCCCCGCCACGTCGGAACCCCGTATCTTCCAGAGGGGAAGCGCCCGCAACGTCCCGCTAGGGGGGACACAAGGTCGAGGTCGATTTCGATGGCCTCAGAAATCCATGCGCCGGTCAACTGCGACGATAGAAGTCTGCGCTGGTCTTCCATTTCCTCCAGAGGGATGAGCAGCCATTCCGAGCGCACACTACCGAAACGAACGAAGATTGTGCTCTCGGACACGCGCCATTCATGCACTCCCGCCAACCAGAGGTGTATATCTTTGAGGATGGTGAGTTTGAGCTGAGATAGGGTCTGTCGCACGATGGCGAACCGCGTGTGGCGTAAACCGTCGTCGCCGGGGGCTTGCTCGCATGCTCTACGTAGCAGCTCCATAATCATCGCCGTGGTCTTGCCAGAGCCTACAGGCCCCGCTATGAGCCTGCCAAACGATTCCGATTTCATTAGTGCGGCGCATGTTGGCGGGGCATTATATACGAGCGCGCCCATTATAAATCCTCGTAGTCGTCGGTTACTCTGGGGGGTAAGTCTTGTTGGATGATGACGGGGGCTTTGTCGGACCCTAAGTTGATGACAATGGAGAATTGTTCGCCGCTGTGGTCTTTGGCGGGGGGAGCGTTCCCCAGGCCGCCAATTTTGGCGATCCTGCCAAATAAATCGGCGCGGCTTGTCAGTGTATTTTCTTTGTTTGTGAGTTCCTGAAATAATTTTGGAAGGGCCTCTTCAATTAGCACCATACTTTGCAGCTTGATGCGTTCGGGCGTATTCTCAGCAGCCGCCCAGTCTTTACTAGCTCCTGCGAGCATAGCTTGAAATCGTCGCGTCTTGGATAGCGCGTCGTAGTCTCGTTCGGTGAGCCCGAAGCCAGCGATGATATCTAGGGGGTCTCGTATGTCCCGCGCCAGCTCGGTTGCAAGCATGCGCATAGCGCGTTCTTCGTCGTCGCCTATGCTGGGGTTATCAACCCGTATTTTGGGGTTTGACATGGGTATCGCCATAGTGTATGGTCCTAATGGCTGGGGGACTACCTCAGATAGCACACTCGGGGCGTTATGGCAACTAATGGCGGCGCTATAGGGGCGCTCCGTGCGGTAAACAGTACGGACACCGCTGCCCAGTTTGACCAAGCCGCGCAGGGCAAGGCTGCCCAGATGCAGCCGCCCCCGGCTGCGCAGAGTTCGTCGCTCGCTGGATTTATCTACGACCAGTACACTATGATGCGGCGGCATCGAGACGATGCGGCTCGTGGATGGTCTGAAAGACTACTGGTGGCGCTTCGCGCCTTCAACGGACAATACGACCCGTATCAGTTGGCAGAAATAAAAAAATTCGGTGGGTCTACCGTCTACGCCCGCATTATCGCGATGAAGTGTAGGGGCACAACTTCGCTTTTGCGCGATGTCTACCTTGGGGCGGATCGTGCGTGGGGGCTTGTTCCCGATGCGAATCCCGACATACCCCCGGAAGTAAGTCAGAGCATTTCGCAGCTTATACACGGCGAGATTGCGGCGCTCATGCAGAAGGGGGGCAAGCTCCCCGACCCCAACGCAATTCGTGATCGACAAACAGACTTGTTGGAAGCTGCGCGCCAAGCGGCAAAGGCCAACGCGTCCAAGCGCGCCAAGATCGCCGAAGACAAGCTCGAAGAGATTCTTGATGAAGGTGGGTTTTACCACGCGCTCGCAGAGTTTCTTACGGACCTTCCCCTTTTCCCATATGCGTGCATTAAGGGGCCGAGTGTTAGGCTCCGCACGGATGTGGAGTGGGTGAAGGGTAAGGCGATCACGCGCACCAGACCCAAACTTACATGGGCGCGGGTATCGCCCTTCGACTTATATTGGACTCCTGGTGTATCGGATATCGCGGACGCATGCGTCATCGAGCGGTCCAGGTTCACCCGCGCCGAGATCAACGACTTGCTGGATATTCCAGGGTACGATGTTGAGGAGGTCCGTGCTGTCCTCGAAGAATATGGACGCGGGGGTATCTCGGATACCTGGGACCAAACGGATAACGAGCGGTCTGTCCTGGAGAACCGCGAGAATCCGAGGTTCAATCAGTCGGGGATGATCGATTGCCTTGAGTTTCAGGGAACCGCGCAGGGTAGGTTTCTCCTAGAGCAGGGCATGGACCCGGCGCAGATATCGGACCCGTTGCGTGATTACTTTGTGCAGGCGTGGTTGATTGGCTCGCACGTCATTAAGGTTCAGATGGCGGCGTCTCCTCGTAAGCGTCACCAATACTACATAACGAGCTTTGAAAAGGTTCCGGGCACCCCTGTGGGCAACGGTCTCCCCGACATCCTCTCCGATATCCAGAACGTGTGCAATGCCACGCTGCGGGCCATGGTCAACAACTTGAGCATCGCCTCCGGTCCTCAAGTTACTGTCAATGACGACAGGCTTGCACCCGGCGAGGATGGAGAGGACCTATACCCGTGGAAGCGCTGGCATGTGAAGTCGGACCCCTTCGGAAACAACACCGAACCGGCCATTTCGTTTTTTATGCCCACCAACAATTCGCAAGAAATGATGGCGGTGTACTCGGCGTGGACCGAGCTTGCCGATGAAATGAGCGCGATCCCCCGATATATGACGGGGGCGCAGACGGGCTCTATTGGGCGCACCGCATCGGGGCTTTCGATGCTTATGAGCAACAGCTCCAAGATATTGCAGACAGTGGCGGCCAATGTGGACCGTGACGTTATGGAGGGCGTGCTCGGTGGGCTGTATGACCTTGTCATGCTTACCGACACAACGGGGCTCCTGACAGGCGATGAAGAAGTGAAGGTGCTTGGCGTCAACGTGGCCGTGCAGAAAGAAACGCAGCGAGCCCGCCAATTGGAGTTTCTGCAAGCGACCGCAAACCCCATCGACATGCAGATCATCGGCCCCAAGGGGCGTGCGAAGGTGCTCCGCCCTGTTGCGGATGGTTTGGGGTTGCCCGGCGACGATATCGTCCCGACAGACGAGCAGCTCAACGAGCAACAGCAGTTGGCGGCTCGCGCTGCGCAGGCACAGGGCGTCCCAGGGCATGCCACGGGACAAGCCCCCCAACAAGCGCAGGGCAATCAGCAGGGGTCGCCGGTCAATGGCAACCAAGGCCCCGTTACGAACGTCGTCCAACCTACAATACAGGGCGGCCCCCACTAGCTACGCACTACCAGCCTACTCCTGGAAGTAAGAGGTTCGCATGTGGTACATTAGGCAGGCACTGGTGGCGGTAGCACTATTGAGTGCGCCCGCTGTCGCAACGGCTGAAGTGGCTGTGGCTCCCGCACCTACGACAAATGCGTCTGTGAGTATAGCCGCAGGGAATACGTTTCAAACTGTACTGGCGGCTGTCGCAGCGTATCCAGCGGCTCCTCGACGATCTATAACCATCGAGAACAACAACACAAGCGATAATTGCTGGGTGTATGTTGGGTCTGGGGTCGCAACGAAGGGCACTGCGATTCTCCTACAGCCGGGCGGCTCCTACACGAGGTACTCCCCGTTCATCCCCTCCGATGCAATCCAGGCGACGTGCGCCATAACTTCGGACACGCTCTATGTCGATTCGCAGTAAGCTTCTCTCCACCGTCGCCGCAGTCGTTCTTGGAGCGAGCGGTGCCCTTGCCGACGGAATCTCATCGAGTGGTGGAGGGGGGGTGCAAAACAACCCCACCGGCGGCGCGAACTTCACTCCCTTCCAGGCAACATTGAGCGGTTCGGCTTCGCTTGTCGTTGCTGCCAGGGCCGGCGCACCTGGGACTGGCCGCATAGCCGCCGTGCTCGTCAATGAGGGTTCGGCTTCGGCTGAATGCGGGTCTACGTCAGGCGTGACATCTTCAACCGGCGTTGTGATCCAAGTCGGCGCAAGCGCGTCCATGGCTACGACGAGCGCGGTCTACTGCGTCGGATCGGGCCTTATGACCGGGTGGGAGACATGGTGATGAAAAGAACTCTCGCTGTCATCGCGTCGATTATTGCGCTTGCTCTTGGGGCGCAGTTTGTGCTCGCGGACGGTTATTACCCCGGTATCTTAGCTCCATTTATTGCGATCGGCGGCAATACCGCCATCGGCATAGCCACCCGCATGGGGTGGCAACTGACAGTGATGGATTTCGGCGCAAAATGCGACGGGGCGACTAATGATTCGACACCTTTTCAAAGCGCACTCAACTCTGGCAACAATATCGTCGTACCTTCTGGCGTAAATTGCGTCGTCGGAAACGTCGATTTCAATTCCGGTTCGGGTCAGACGTTCGAAACCAACGGCGCGTCGCTTACAATTGCTGCGGGATCGCAGTACGGTATTAAGGTCGAAGGATTCCAGCCGCATTTACGCGGCTTCTACATCAATGACGCCGGGGCGACGGTTTCACAAACAACCGTGTCGGGGGCCCTGGCGACCTCGGTTTCAAAGGCAACTGTCGTCAGCGGCGGCTCTGGCGGCTCTGCCGGCACGTGCACTCTAACGGGGACGACGGGAACCGGAACTGTTTTCGTCGGCACAATTGTCAACTCAGGCGCATCACTGACCGCTGGCGCATCAGTAACGATTGGGACGGCGGGAGCATACTCGGCAAACCCGACCAACTATCAGGTAGAGCCCGTCGTAGCGACTAGTTGTGGATCGTTGGCCGGTGTTACGCTCGCGTTTGACATGACCGGGCCGACAAGCGTCACCGTCGCGAGCGCCGCCAACGGTCCCGGCATTATCGTCGGCCAGCGTTATCAACTCCAAGAAAGCAACGGGGCCTACAAGAGCGGGTTCGTTACGGGGGTCGCGGGGAATACGGTCGCGATTTCCGATGGGCCGGACGTTCCTGTCGTCTCGAGTGCTCCCTTCTGGGCAACTTTCGGTACGGTGTATGTGACCAACGCGAACCGTTCGGCAATCGACGACGTGAGGTGCAATGGCGCATGGGGTTGTTTCAACTTCGATGACCCGAGCGCCGGGTCCGACACGTACAAAGGCGTAAACTACGGTACTCTGACGCGTCCTGGCGCAACGGGGGGCAGCATGTTCGGGATATCGCTCGGCCGCAACGTCCAAACTGAGACGATTGCTGTTCCGCAGATCACAGGAGGCTGGAATCAAGTTGACAGTTTCACCGGCACGGGATCACAAACTGTCTTTGCGCTGAAATATTTTCTCAATCTGACACGAGAAATGTCGTCTGTCACAGTTGGCGGCGTAACTCAGTCGCTTGGAACCAATTATACCATCAATACCAACGGGCTCGGGATTACCTTTGCCGTTGCTCCGACTTTGAGTGCGGCTATCGTTGCCACGTACTTCACTTATGGCGGTGTGGGAATTTCTATCGATTGCAACAATCAGGTTACAACAGCATGTGGCGGGAATATTGTATCCGATTACAACTTTCTCCAATGGTCCGACGACATCTATCTTGACAAGAGCAATGGGGACTTTTTTTCGAATGGCGTCGCCGACGCGGGGGCCTGGAGTTGCCTTACGGCTGACGGAACAACCAAGTCCGAATTTTTCTCTGCTCACAATTCGTATTGGTGCGCCAGCCAAATTCGCGCCAAGAATACTGCGGCAGGCGTGTCGATTTTGACCGGGACGTCAACGGTTCAACCTTCAGCCTATCCATCATCCGGCGTGGCAGGCGCGTTGTCGTCGCTCGACATCGGGACGTCGGTTGACTGGCCGGGGGGTATCAAGTCGTCTACCGGAAAGGTTTTCGTCGCTGGCGGAACAGCTCAGACACAATACAACAACGTAGGGCAAATATGCTGGGGGTGCCCGCCGGGAGTCTCCCCGTCGCAATTCTTCGAGTGGTACAATAGTGGAGGAACACTTACATGGAATGGGACGAACACTTTAGCGTATAGTGGCACGTATAGCTATCTCAACAACAACGCCGCAAGTGGACAGTTGGCGGTCCAGGCAACTGGATCAGGCGGGCTTGTGTCCATTCAAGGTAAGGCGTCGGTCAATCTTACCGTTAATGGCGTCAACGAAGTCAACTGCACCACGACGGCCTGCACCACCGCAGAGCCATCAGTGTTCAGCGCTCGCGTCAATATCGCTGACAAAGGCGCGTGTACAATGTCGAGCGGGACGTGCGCGGCGCAGAGTTTGAGTGGGACATATTCGGCTGCGCCAATATGCGTCGCCTCATGGACGGGGGCCGGAACGTTGACCGGCGCTCTGAAAGTGCCGTCCACGACGACCACCGTCACCCCGGCGTCGTCGCTCGGAACGGATACGGCAGTCGTCAATTGGCAGTGTTTTGGAAACTGAGGTATTCTAATGATCCATCGCATGTTTTGGCGCAGCGCTGCGGCGCTCGCTTGGGTGTCGCTTTGTTTGGGCTCGGCGAGTCGGCTACAACGAAGGCAGTTGAAGCATTTCGATGCTCCGTGCCATAACTAACTCCCAGGAGTAACCGCAAGCACCCTCCTAGGCAAAAACAGCTTGCAAATGGAGCAATAGTATGGCAAAAGGTGCGGGCTTCGGCCCTGGTGCGAAGAAGATGGGCGGTCCTGGCAAAAAGCCGTTGCCTCCCGCCCCCGGCCCTATCGGCGGCGGTAGCGCTCCTGGGGGGCCTCCTGGCAGTCCTATGGGGGCGTTCAAGAAGGGTGGCGTCGTCAAGAAGCCGAAGGGTAAAAAGTAGGCGCGTCCAAATATTCAGACGTTAGATGGAGAGCTTCGATGGGTAAAGTTATCAAAAAAGGCGACCGACCGGAGTTCTTCGCTCAGGGCGGCTCGTCGAAGATGCTCGAACGCGGTACTGCACATCCGGTTGTCCCTGGCCAGTCTGGCAAGGAGGCCAATGGCGGCTCCGACGCGAAGTTCGCGGCGGGCGGCAAGACCAAGATGTTCGGCAAGGGGCACGCGAATAGGGCCGAGGCCGGCCAGTCCGCCAAAAATTCCCAGTAACCCCCCTGCGGGGACAGACATAACGAGGTCGCTATGAAGAAGTTTGGTTTGTTGAACGCGCTCTTTGCGATGGCCGCCGTTCTCGTTGTGGGGGCGGGGCTCGCCACGGCGCAGATTACCACCCCCTTCCCGTATATGGGTTTGGTTATGGACGGCCAGCCCGTCGTCTCGGTGCCGTACAACCCCATCGTCGCCGGCCCCGCCGCGTCGCAGGTGCAGGACGCGTCTCAGGTTGCCCCGCCTGTGTATGCGTCGGGCGGGTGCTCGACCACGCCGGTTATCGCAGGCAACCCGTACTCGTTCAAGTTTACCAACGGCGCTACTGGATGTTCGGGTAGCACGCTCGTGCTGACGCTGCCTGCGGCGGCGCATGGGTGGGCGTGTCATCTGCATGATATCACGACTCCGGGCACCTACGAAGACCAGAGCGCAGCGGCCTCGACCACCTCCGTGCAGTTCACGAACTACACTCGTACGACCGGCGTCGCGCTCACTTGGCTGGGCAGTGACGTGCTCATTGGCGGTTGCACGCCGTATTGAGCCACCGCAACGTCAGCAAACGGCCCCCCGGAACTGTCCGGTGGGGCTACTCCTGAAAGTAAGAGGCTGTCATGTCCATTGTCCCGTTTGTTGACGTTGATATAAATTACATCACGTCGGCGCTCAACCAGCTCGTTGCTGCGCTTCAAGTGTTCAGCGAGTCGTCCATGGTCGGCATCGTCGCGGGCACCACGCGAACGCAGGCGGGGGCTACGGCGCTCACCGCAGGCGTGAACCGCGTTGACACGGCTACTGCGCCTTCCGCAGGCTCCGTTGTTGGCGATGGCGTCAAACTACCCGCGTCTGTGGCGGGGCAGAATGTTACGGTTGTCAACAATACCGTATACCCGATTACGGTATATGGTACGGGGGCGGATACCATCAACGGTGTTGCCGCCGCTACCGGCGTGTCTATCGCTCCGGGGGCGACCGAGATATTCAAAGCCCCCGCTGTTGGTGGGTACAACTTCGAGGGCGGCTTTGGGGCGTCTGGCCAGTTGACGACCTCGCTGTTTTGCCCAAACTACACGGCGCACGCTGGCGGCGGCCAAGCCAGCGCTACGCTGCTAGCAGCAGAAATCAACCGTATCTCGGTTGTCGCGTCGCAGGGTGACTCAGTGAAGTTGCCCCCTGCCGTTGCCGGGCTTGATGTGTTCGTTATTAACCGTGGCGCGAACCCCGTACAGGTGTTCGGCAGCGGCACTGACACTGTCAACGGCATAGCGACAGCTACTGGTGTCTCGCAGGGCGTGGCCACTGAGGCCCTATATACCTGCACTGTGGCGGGTAACTGGGAAGTCCCGATCAACATGCTGTGGTCTACGACCCCGGCATTGATTGCTGCTTCCGGGGCGCTCCCGCCGCATGTCGCACACGAGTATATGGTTACGGCTGGTTCGGCGGCGGCGATGACTCTGGCGGCCCCTACGGCGGGTGTGGATGACGGTCTTATAATCTCAATTTCGTCGAGTACCGCTTTTGCCCACACGTTGACGGCTACCGGCTTGTTGCAGACCGGCTCGGCGGCTGTTAACGTCGCCACCTTTGCTGCTTTCGCAGGTGCGGGAGTGACGCTCATGGCATACAATGGCAAGTGGGTCGTGGCGTATGCGCTCGGTTGCACCTTCACCTAACGGAGGACCCTATGAGCAACCCCAAAGACCCCTCCGGGGGGCATGATTGCCCCGAGGGCGGTATCGGCTGCAAGCGAGAGTCGCTTCCAACGGGTTCGGCGTTTATTACTATGACGGGCGGCTCGCTCATGCAGCGTCGGTTCGAGCGCGAGTACGGCAAGGCCGCCCACAACGCTCCGCCCGATCCGTTCCCGGATACTTCGGACGCCGCTGCTCGCCGCATCGTGTTTGGCGCGTAGGAGCGAGGCATGACCCCGCAGGAAAAATTCGTAGTGGAGGCGTTCAGACTCTCGCGGGTCTCGACGCCTCTTTGGAATGAGTTCCAGAACGCTTTTGAGTTGTACGCCGCCAAGCAATTCGAGGACGCCATCAAGGCCCCTGTCCCTGACGCACTTGTCGCCCACGGCAAAGCGCAGGCACTCATGTCCCTTCGTGACGATTTCCGAAACCTTGAGGCCACGTACCGCAAGATAGAAGAACGCGAAAACAAACGCGTAAAATAAACCCCCGCCCGTGCCGTAAAAACCACGCGCAGATGGAGACATGAAATGGCGACTGCCCAAGAGTTAGAGACGAACACTGTAGTGCCCCCCGCTGTCAAGCGCAACGCAGACCGGGTGGCGGCTCTTGTGGCCGAGCAGGCTGCCAAGAAAGCCTCGCTCCAGGCGGCTCCCAAGCCTGCGCCAGTTCCCATTACCGTAGCGCCCCCCGTTCCGGCTCCCATAACCCCCACAACCCCCACAGCGCATACAGCGCCCGAGGTTACTTCTACGAGTAGGGTCCAAGAGACCAACGAATATCTCTCGATGAAGGGCCGGTTCGACGCCGAGCAGCGTAATGCGAATGCTCTGCGCACGCGGTTGGCCGAAGTCGAGCGGCTTTTTGCGACCATGCAGGCCGCGCCCTCGCAGCCCGAACCTACCGCCCCGCAGGCCCGACTCATTACCCCCGTTGAAGAGACGGAGTACGGCGCGGAAATGATCGACGTTATCGGTCGCCGCGCCAAGGAAGTTCTGTCCCCTGAAGTGCAGACGCTCAAGGCCGAGATCGAGGGTCTGAAACGTCAAATCGGGGGCGTCTCGAATGTCATTGTGCAGGACGCGAGACAGAAAATGTTTGCGGACCTCGACGCGGCGCTGCCGTCTTGGCGGGTCCAAAACAACGACCAGAATTTTATTTCGTGGCTGGGCTTGCCAGACGAGTATTCTGGTGCTATACGTCACTCGTTGTTAACCCAGGCGTTCGCGCAAAACCAGACTTCGCGGGTGCTTGCGTTCTTCAAAGGCTTCCTCGCTAATGAGGCGACCCCTCGTCCTGCGGGAACTGCGAGTGAAATTTCGGGCGCTGAAGCCCCCAAAGTTTCCTTGGAGTCCTTGGCAGCTCCGGGCCGAGCTAGACAGACGGGCGGCACTCCTCCCCCCGCTGAGAAGCCAGTGATTACCCGTGCGCAAATCAGAGACTTCTACCGAGCCGTAAACCAGGGCGCATATGCTGGACGCGACGCGGAGAAGCTGGCCATCGAAAAAGCAATCTTGCAGGCCAGTGCTGAGGGGCGCATACAATAACTAGGCTGCTCTCTGAGGTGTGCAAATGACTACGGGCATCGGAATTGCGGGCGCTGGAACTAGCCCGGTACTGTATCCTGCGGGCTCCCCCGCTCCCGATTACCAGACTGGCGGGTTTATTCCTGAAATCTGGTCGGGTAAACTGATCGAAAAATTCTACGCGGCGACGGTTCTCGCGGCTATCTCGAATACCGACTACGAGGGCGAGATCAAGTCGCACGGTGATCGGGTGAAAATCCGCACCAAGCCGACCATCGTCATCAACAACTATTTGGTCGACGGCGACTTGACGCTTGACCGTCCGATGGGTGGCAATATCGAGCTGACGATCAGTCAAGCAAAGTATTTCTCGATGATCCTCGACGATATCATCGAGAAGCAGTCCGATATCAACCAGCTCTCCATGTGGGCTGACGACGCGTCGGAGCAGATGAAGATCGCGGTGGATACTGACGTTCTCAGCTTCATGCTCGGCGGCGCTAACGCGTCCAACCAGGGTCTGACGGCGGGTGCGATTTCAGGCAACATCAATCTCGGCACGAGTGCTTCGCCTGTGGCGACTGTCGGCCGCAACCCCGGTACGGGGCAGGTCGAGATCGTGGACGTGCTACTTCGTCTTGGGCAGGCGCTCGACGAGCTGAATATCCCGGAGACGGGCCGCTGGGTCGTCATGCCCACCTGGGCGACGTTCCAGATCAAGCGTTCCGAGTTGCGCCAAGTGTTCCTGTCCGGCGACCAAGTTACCATTCTGCGCAATGGGCGTTTTGGGCAGGTGGATCGGTTCACGATCTACGCCAGCAACTTGCTCCCCAACGGTGTTGCGGGCGGTTTGGCGGCGGGTTGTTTCCCGATCTACGCGGGCCACCCCCACGCGCTCACCTTCGCGAGCCAGATGACCAACGTGGAGACGATTCGTTCGGAGCGCACCTTCGGCCAGATTTTCCGCGGCCTCCAAATCTACGGACGGCAGATTCTCGACAGCAAAGCCCTCGCGCAGGCGGTCATTACGCAGGGCGGCGCGTAAGCGTTTGTCGCGTAAGTAGTAGGCGCGGGTTACTTCTGAGAGTAGGACGGGCCTCGCTATGCAGTTGTTTCTGGTAAGCGACTACATGGGCGAGGCCCGAACGCTTCTACAAGACACGGTGCCCCCGTACAGGTACACCGACGATGTCCTCTTGACATCGATAAACGCTGCCATGCTGGAAATTTCTAGGCTGCGCCCTGATATTCTTATGGATAGCAAATATCAGACCCGGCTGAACCCGGCGTATAATATTACCGATAACGTGCCCCCGATGTTTACAAGCGCGACCGAGACGCAAATCGTTCCCGTGGGGCCGCAGTACAAGATGGCGGTGACATTCTATATCGCCGGGTTTACCCAGATGATCGATGTTGAGGATACGACGGACGCACGCGGTGTGGCGTTCATGAGTATGTTCAAAGCCGCCATGGGGGCTCCATAATGGCCTCTCCTACAGTAATGCGCATACTGGACACGGCGCGCGTCAATGCTTCGGGCGCGCTCGATGGGACCATGCGCCTGGAATTTTTTAACACCATGAAAGATTTCCTATCGCAGACGACAATCTGGAAAGAATTTCTGAACATCTATATCGACCCCAACTGCTATGACTATGACTTGGTGACGGACTCCAAGGGCGTAGTTTTCATGCTCATGGGGCTGGGCAGACCAAATTCTCCTTTCATCCCTGTCACCTCAGAATTTGGCACGCCGGTAGTAGAGGCGTCACCACCTGCGCCCGGTACGGTAGTTGCGAACCCCACTGGGCAGGCGAGTGGCGACTTCAACAATGACGTCAATGCGGATTTGAGCACTTCGGCGTCTCAGGCTGCATACGCTGCGCAATACACCCCCACGGCGTACAATCGTGCAGTCATGGAAAAGTCCCCCCGCCGTGGAGCGCTCATCGCCTCTGGCGGCCCCGATGCCATATTACGAGTGTTCGATCTGCCCGCGTCCCCAGAGTTATGGATCGCAGATGTTGCGCTGACCGTCAGCGACCCTACGGATGGTGACGGCTTGCCGTTTGTACCGGATTGGATTGTGCAGAAATACCAGGACGCCATTACGAGTGGGCTACTCTCAAGAGTAATGGTCCATCCAGGCAAGCCGTACACCAACAAAGAGGCGGCGGCGTACCACGGACGCAAATATATGTCGGGGGTTTCAGCGGCTAGGCTCGATGCTCGCCATGGGGCGAACTATGGCGGCCAGCGTTGGGCGTATCCCCAACAGTTCAGGGCGCGTACTCAGAGGTCGGTCTAATGGGCTCTAACGCACCCTACGATCTCAAGCTCACGTACGGCATTACGGGTGTGGCGGGGATGCCCCTCAACGCGGCGTTCAAGCTGCAATCTGACGTACTCAATCTCGTGCTTGATTACAGTCGCTGGCTCGCTGCCGGGGAGACCCTGACGGGAGCAACGCTGGCCATGACACCCGTCACGGTCCCGGCCATAGTGGCCGATATGGGGGCCATTGTTTCCAGCAATGAGGGTGCGCCCGCTGCTATGGCCGTGTTCAACGTGTCCGCAGGTTTGGCGGGGGGCACGTACGCGTTTGCTGCTGGGATCACTACAAGCGGAGGCCGTACACGGACAGACACGCTATATCTGAACGTGGCGGCCAATGCCAATAGCGCACCCGCTGGGGGATACCCCATAGGCGAGCCGTCTGGGGTGGCCCCCTTGCCTTCATGCTGGATAGGGGAAGGGCAGCCTTGGGAGGGCCTAGGGCAGCCAGGAGACTACTTCCTGGACCCGTATACCCAAGCACTCTACGGCCCCCAGGCGGGCGGTGTGTGGCCGGCGCAAGCGTCATATGGGCTACCCACTTGGTATGCGCCGAATAGTGTGGTATAGTGGGGGCACAGGAACCCTAGGAGATATCCATGATCGTCCCATCGAAAGTTGTACTGCGCCGTGCCCCCACCCCGCCTCACCGTGGCGTACGTCCTACTCCAGCGAGTAACCCCCCAGAAGATGACGAGCTTGGCGCTGGCGTCGACGAGACGTTTGCGTTTGAGCAGCCCCCCGCGCATCCGGCCCCGGAAGTTGGCGTGTCCGAAGTCAATGAGGGCGTGCAGCTTGTCATCCCTGGTGTTGCGCAGCCGCTTACCGAGATCGAACCCCCCTCCGAAGACGCCGACGAATTTGCGCATCTTCCCGAAGCGTCTCGCGCTGAGATATTGGCCGGGCGGGCGGCCATAGAGGCCGCCAAGGCAAGCTCGTCGCACGAGCATGCGTTGGGCCGTAAGATGGTGGCGCATCACGTAGCTCGCTCGACGCGTCCTCCCATGCGCACGCCCGAAGCAGAGAATGAATCGATGGCTCCCAACCCGAATTTCCCCAACCGCCACGACCGGCGTTTCTGAGTTATGGCCGCTGATCCTGGTGGCGTCGCCATCGCCATATCCAATTTCAGCGGCATGGTTCCGCTGCGAGCGCCCTCGTTGCTTGACGACGGGTACTCGCAGTATTGCGTGAACGCGTTCCTATACCGTGGCACGGTGCGCGGCTTCCGCAATAGCGCCAGTGTATACGCACTAGTGAGCGGGGCTGCCAAGCAAATATACCGCATACCGTCCACTACGGATGTAAAGCAGAATTTTAGCACTTCATATTGGTTTGAGTTTCCCGACCAATACATTTCGGCGTTGCGCGCCCCGATGATTGAAGATCAATACGGGCGGTATTACTTCTTTCCGTCCACTGGTGGAGCGTATTTTAACACTCTCGCCAATCTAAAATCAATCGCCCCACAAACGGGTGCGCCTGGGCAAGGCACCTCCGCCCAAGGGTGGCTGCTCGGGGTGCCAGCTCCAGAAACAGCTCCTGGTATCGCCCCTGCCGTAGGTACGGACGAGGCACGGACCTACGTGTATACGTGGGTTAATAATTTTTTCGAGGAGGGACCTCCGAGTCCTCCGACGCTTACGCCTATGGGGGCATCTGTTGGCACATGGGGGGTTACACTTACGCCCCCGCTCCCCGTCGATCTATTAAACCGGGACATTACAAGCGCGAACATATATCGCACTGTGACGGACTCATCGGGCAACACTTCGTATTATCTGGTTGCTAACGTCCCCATCTCGGTGACTGCGTATGCGGACTCCGCACTGGACGCCGCTATAACCAACAACGTGCAACTTCCCAGCGCTGCTTGGACGCCCCCGCCTAGCGATTTGCAGGGTGTGGTGCAGATGGCTAATGGCATCATGGCGGGGTGGGCTAACCAGAAAGAAATCTGGTTCTCCGAGGCATACCAGCCGCATGCGTGGCCTGCCACGTACGCGCTGACGGTGCCGTACCCCATTGTTGGACTCGGAGCAGTCGGGTCTTCGCTTGTTATTCTGACCGAAGGGCCTCCGTCGATCGCTACCGGCGTTACACCCGGAACCATGACTCTCGGCTCCCTTGCCGCCAATGAACCGTGCATATCGCGTGGGTCCATTGTGGCCGCAGGCGAGGGGGTGTACTATGCGTCTCCGAATGGGTTGATCCTCGCCAACAGCTCGGGTACGTCGAGTGTCACCCAGAATATTTTGCAGAAAGAGGATTGGATAGGCACGGACCCGTACGACCACGCCGCAGGCAAGTATTCCATGGCGTATGTCGCGGTCATAAAAAATAGTAACCTTGCAGAAAATGGGCTTATAATTGACCACGGTGCGTATGCGCTTGCCACATATATGCCCGCTAAACTCAACACGCCGTTTTCATGGCTAGAGCTTCCAAACCCAGTCGTCAACATGTACAATGACGAGCTATCTGGGCAGTTGTTTTTTATTGCCAATGGGAATGTATATCAATGGAACCCGGAAACATCAGCGGTAGAGCTTCCATATATTTGGCGGTCTAAGGACTACAGGTTTCCGTTCCCGCAGCAGTTTGCGGCAGCTATAGTGCATTTTGACATCCCTCCGGGTGTGACAATCCCGACGCCTACCCCGGCTACTAGGAACACGAGCCAGACGCAGACGTTTGACCCCACCAAGCAATACTTACTCCTGAGAGTATTCGCGGATGGTGTTGAGGTGCTTGTGCGCGAGATACAGTCTTCTGGCGAGTTGGTGTTGTTCCCTGGAGGGTTCAAGGCCATGTATTGGTCGTTTCAATTTGAGGGGCAGGTGGAGATCAAATATGCGCAATTTGGCAGCTCTGTAAAAACACTGCGCAAGGTGTAGTATGGCGCGCACTCCGTACCCATCCATTCCCGCTCCTGGGAATACACTGCCCCAGTTGTTGACCTCGGTTGAGGCGATAATCCAAGTCGTGCGCCTCCTGTCGATCAACGCACAATCCAGTACCCCCCAAACACTGTCGGTAGGTTCGGGGGCGGTCGCTAGTAATAACATCGCCCAACACGCCGTCACCGATGACGGCGGACAAGTGTCCGCGACATCCACTGCGGCTTGCACGCTTACTCTCGGAGTAAGTGGAGACGTCATCGCCATAGCGTCGTATACTGGCACGACTGACGCCACACCTGCCGGCACGGGGGAGCTGGTTATTTATGTGGACGGCTCACCTGTAAATGCGATACCGCTTAGCTCGGTAGGGGGTAATGTGATACCGGCGACAGGGTTCTGCTTAGCTCCCGCGCTGTCGGCTGGCGTGCATACGTTTACAGCTCGGGCGGTGTTTTCTACAGGGCCGACATATCTCAACGATGTGTCCATAGTCGCTTTCGCGCTTATGAGATAACATATGCTCCGGTTTAACGACCCCCACGCAATAAACCTAATATCCAAAGCCACGAAGGTCCCATTCGTCAATAGCCACCACCAGTGCGTTGCACGGTACGGACGTGATGATGTGCTGCTGGGCGGGGTACTTTTTACAGATTATAACGTTGCCAGCATGCAGCTCCATGTGGCGTCTTTCCGCCCCAACTGGCTCAATCGCGAGTTACTGTGGCATACGTTCGATTACCCCTTCGTGAAGCTCGACGTACGCAAACTCATCCTCACGATCCCTACAACCAATGAGCCCTCTTTGGGGCTTGCTTTTGGGCTTGGGTTCGTGCTAGAGTGCCGAGTAACAGATGTGTTTCCCGATGGGGACATGCTCGTACTTGGCATGTATCGGGATGATTGCAAATACCTCCGTATGCGGCCTCCTCTGACTCCTGAGAGTAACTATGGGCAAGAGCGCACCGACTCCCGATAACAGTGCGGTCATCGCGGCGCAGGCGTCGGCTACCGCCGCACAGGCCAATTATAATTTGGGCGAAGACCAGTTGCAGTGGGCGCAGACCCAGTGGAACCAAGAGCAGCCGCTCGTCAACCAAGTCACCTCTGCGGAGGCCGCCGCTCAGAACTCGGCGACGAACTTCTCGAATGAGCAGCAACAGCTCTACACGAGTACGTTTGCGCCCCTTGAACAAACGTATGCGCAGCAAGCGCAGGACTGGGCGAGCCCTAATCAGCTCGCCGTCAACTCTGGCGCGGCTGAGGCCAACGTGGCCGACAGCATGGCGGCGCAAAAGCAGGCTGCACAGACGCAACTCGAAGGTTACGGAGTTGACCCGACCTCGACGCGCTATGCAGGGCTCGACTACGGCTACAACGCGGCAACGGGCGCGGCTGAGGCAGGCGCGGGCACTACGGCCCTCCAGAACACAAAGCTCCAAGGGCTCGGCCTGGAGGCCAACGCTGTCGCCATGGGGCAAGGACTCCCAGGCAACTCGGCGGCGCTCAACAATTCATCCACGGGTTCGGGCTCGGCGTCTACGGGGGCGACGGCGAACAATCTCACGGCGGGTTCCAACGCGGCGACCAATTCAACGGCGTTTACCAACGCTGGCACGAACGCCATGAACACGGATGTTAGCGCCGTGAACGGGTTCAACACGGCCATGGAGCAAGGGTATACCGCTTCGCAGACTGGCGCTGCCGGGTTGGGGTCGGCGCTTGGCGGTATTCTTGGGTCGATCACATTGGCACAGGGCGGTCCTGTCCAGGCCATACCCGCAGGGGGCACTCCGGGTGGGAGCGTGCCCGCGAGCGCGTCACCATCCCAGGGCAAGGCGGTCGACGACGTGCCTGCGGCGCTTACCGCTGGCGAGTTTGTCACGCCCAAGGACGTTGTGGGCTGGCTTGGGCAGAAGCACTTCGCAGTGCAGATCGACAAGGCCCGCCAAGAGCAACAGCAGTTTTCGCAGCGCACCGATGTGGGGGGCCAGACCAAACAGGCCGTACCCACAACGCCTACGTTCGTGTCTCGCCCGCAACAGGCCGTGGCAGCGTAAGCTACTCCCAAGAGTAAGGGGACACCGCAATGGCATTCAATACTTTCGGGTCGGCGGCGGGCGGGTTTATGACCGCCTTTCTGGCCGCGCAACGCTTGCGTATGCAACGCGAGTTTTACGAGTCCCGAGCCAAATACTACGATTGGCTCATGCACGGCGGCAACTCCGACCCCAAAAATACTCCCGCCGCCGCCGCTCAACGGGCGCACGATGCTTTTTTGCAGTCGGGGGCAGGTTCCGGCGAGGCCCACAAGGGAGGAAACAACCCCGGCAATTTGGAAAGCAACGCGTGGACGCAGTCGCTGCCGGGGTACACCGGGAAGAACGGTAGATTTGCCACATTCGACACGCCTGAGAATGGCGCGGCGGCGCTCGACCGGAACTTGCAGGGGTACGGACAACAGGGTATAAACACGCCACTCAGCATCGCGCAGAAGTGGGCTCCCGCTGGGGATGGGGCTAACGACCCTACGGCGTATGGCGGGAATATCGCCAAGGCGTTGGGTGTAGCGCCCACGGCGAAGATTGATATGTCGGACCCGGCTGTGCGCGCCAAGATCTCGGCGGCAATCGCTACGACTGAAAACGCGGATGGTTCTGCGGGCAAGAGCTTTGTCCCTATTGGGCAGGCGGCTCCAGTGGCGGCAAGTGCGCCCATGGCTCTGCACCCCGCAACGCAGCCCCTGGCGCTGCCTCCGGTGCCCCCCACTAAACCCGCAGACCTTACCAGTGCGCTGCCTGTGCATGACGCGCCGCCGTCTGTCCCTGCGAACCCAACCCCCGGCGCGGCTACTCCCCAGAGTAACCCGCAGAATACTCCTGCGGTTCCGCCTATCGTCATCCCCAAGGATCACGCGCAAGCAGACCCCCAAGTGGAGCCCCAGGCAATCCCTGTGGCTCAGAACGATCAGAGCGATCAGAGCGATGTGTACGCCGCTGCCAAGGGCGGCGTTGTACAGCGCATGGCCAAAGGGGGCGTTGTCAAAGCGTTCGATTTGGGCGGCCCTACCGACGACGAGAGTGAGGACGCGCAGTTCGATAACGAGGCCAATTCAGCGGACTACGAAGACGCCCGCGCGGGTGGCAATACGGGCAACCCCGAACTTGCGGGCGTGGCCCCTCCCCAAGGTACGCCTCCCGCGCTGATTCAACCCCCGCAGGGCGCTATTCCCACGGGGGCACAGGACCAGCAGGCCGCTGCGCAAGGCCCTCAAGTTGCGTCCAGCAACCCATACCTGATGGGGGGCCTCCCCCGCATTGGAGCGGGCCTGGGAGGCTCTGGGATGCGCATGGGCGGCGGTGGCGGCCCCACGGGTAGGGGTGGGAGGGGTGGAACGGGAGGCCCCTCTAGCTACTACGCGGGAATGAACCACGACCCCAGTCAAGAGCCCGACCCGGAGACTCCGCAGATTGCGGATGAACACGGCAATCTCGCCTCCACCGCCGCCGCAGCGATCCAGGGAGGCATGTCGTATATTGCGAAGATGCTCGGCGGGGCTCAAGCGCAAAATGGCGCAGTGCCCACCGGCTCGCTCGATGTGATGCACAATCACAGCGCGACCCCTGAAGAAATGCAGGCGTTGCGTAAGGCAGAGGACCCCACGGGCACGCTCAGAAGCGACATGGCGGATATCGCTGGCCTTGAGGGCATGCACCAGTGGTACATTCAGCACGGCATGCCGCAGGAAGCCGACAAGGCCGCCGCGAGCATCCTCATGGCGTCGCGGGACGCCGCTGCGCATCATGGCGACGAAGCTATAAAGATGTTCTACAAGGGCGACCCGGATGGGGCCGTCAAGGCCATCGTCAAGGGATACGATAGCGTGATCGATGGCAACACAGTCCAGGCCAAAAAAGGGCCGGGCGACAACTACACTGTTACCCAGCTCAACATGCAGAACCGAGCGGTGTGGCAGAAAGAAGTTGCACCGCAAGAGATCATGCAGGCGGCTCTTGGCCTCAAAGACGGGACAATGGTTTGGAAGCTGTACAGCGAGGCGGCTGCGAAGTATGATCCGCAGGGGGCGGCGCAAGCTGCGCAGATGACCCCGGCTGACCAAGCGGCGCTCGGCAAACTCAGCAACTGGCGTACGAATGGACAAGCTCCTGCGCAAGGGCAACCCCCGCAGGCAGTGCCCGTTAACGGACCTGCGCCCCCGGTTACTCCTGGGAGTAGCGGCCCGCAGGCTATCCCGGTCCAGGCTCAGAGCGGTGCGGGGGCTGGCCACGCTCCCACTCCCCCGCCGTCTGCGCCCCCCGCACCGGCTCCTCCGCCCATGCCACAGGCTCCTGCGCAACCCCCCGCGCAAGCTGTGTCGCTCGACGGCTCGCCGCAGCCGGGCATGGCGGACATTGACCCGCGCATTGTCAACGCGCATCAGGCGCAGCTCAACCAAGAGATCGCAGGGTACAAGGCGCAGATACTCGACCCGGCGCTCGCGCAACGCCCTGAGCCCGACAGAACGTATTACGATGCCCTGCCGGCCAACGATCCGCGTCGCAAAATATATGAACAGAAGTACAAGGACGAGCTCAACGACTGGAACCAAACCGTCTATGCGCCCGCACAAAAGATGTACGGTGAAATGGTATCCAACGCGCAAAAGGGCTACCAGGACAGCCTGACGGGTGCGCGGCAGGCGCTAAATATGGGACAGACTGAGCAGTTTCGAGCGGCTGCGCAGAAAGACACCCAGCAGCACTCGGATGCGTCGGCAGAGGTGCGCGCAGCTCGGGATCGGGAGGCGGCGGCTACACTTGAGAGTAACCGAGAGAAGGCGGCGGCTACACTTGAGAGTAACCGAGAGAAGGCGGCGGAGTTGCGCGCTATGGTGGACAAGCCCGTCAGTCCAGACGAGACAACAGACGCAACGAACGCCATGTTCAAAGTATTCAACCCCACGATGGTGGACCCGTCCGGCGCTCCTACGACGGAGGCGAAGAACGCTTTTTCAGAAGTAGTGCCTGCGCAAAACGCCACGGCGCTGCGTGGGGCTATCGTAGACGTTGCCAGACACAACCAAATAGACCCGGACGAAGCCGCGAGTGCGGTGTACAAGATGGTCGCCGGGCAGAGCCCTGACGGCAAACTACCGTTCGAGGCTACGCCGTGGATGGATGGGGTTGGCGGGAGAACGCTCATTACGTTCAACGACGACCACGTTGCGCCGATCACGGTTCCTACTGCGAGGTTTAAGCAAATCCTAGCCGTGCGCTCCGACCTATCATCCAAAATACAAGCAAAGGTTGCGGCTAAGGCCGAACGGGACGCAAAATCCGCCGCAGACGAAAAAGCCATCACGGACGCCCGAAGCGCAGTCAACGCAAGAGATTTTGCTGCGGAACGTCCAGGCAACCGCACGCTCTCACGCCCTCCGGGTTTATACGTGCCAGGAGGGGTATCGGGTATATCGCCGATGAACCGCCCCGCAACAAGCGCCATCCCCACTTGGTAATTACCCCCGAGAGTAAGCGCTATGGCTGACAGTATATCGGTACTGGGGTTTGCTGACCCGGACGCATCTTCGTCCAACCCCAGCGACACGCTCAAGGCGCTCAACCAGCCATATGAACCCCCTACACTTTCTGACTATGGGCGCATGCTCGGTACGGGGGTAACGGGGCTGGCCTCGGGGTTGGCGGGGACGGGGGCGTATTTTACGTCGAGCCCAGACTCGGACCCAGTCGCCCACGCACAGTTCAGCGCTGCGCAGAACAGTCTCAACAACAGCACGTCAGACCTGATGTCTGGACTAACCCCCAGCGCTGCCGACACCGTAAACTCGTCAATTATGTCGGGTACGTTTTTGCAGCATCCTTTGTCGGGAGCATTGCTCAAGGCAGCTCCCATGGCCCCCGCGCTCGTAGCAGCGGCCCTACCCGCAGGTATTGTCGGCGCCGCGCTTGGGGAAGTAGCCGGTACGACGACGGCAATGGGTATGGGGGCAGGACTCAGCGTTTCGCAGGTTGTGGGGGACGTATCCAGCCGGATAAAAGATACCCCCGACTTGGTCTTGCAAAAAAGCGCGCTCAATTATCGCAACCTACGCGAAGCGGGTTTCACTGAGACGCAAGCTAAAGACGATCTTATACAATACGTCATGGGCGATGGACGCGTGGCCATCGCAGCCCTCGTCGGGGCTATCGGGGGTGCAGGCGGTATCGCAGGTCAAGTGGCGCGTGGTGCGACGGGCACGGGGGGCAGGCTCGCCAACGCAGGCATTAACGCGGTGGAGGGTGCTGTTGGTATGGGGGTGTACGCTGGTGGCGTGGACCTTGACGAGCAGCAAGCGTTAACCCAAGCCGGTGTGCAGCCAAACGTTGACGCGTATGCGTGGGCAGTGGACACGCTCGGGCAGATGGGGCTTGGGGCCTTGCTGGGGGCGGCTCACGGGCTCATTACTAGGCCCGAGAGCACCCGCAAGCCAGTACCCGGCCAGTCCAACGCCGTTGGCAGTGAACGCTCGTATCCCAAGCCTGACGAGCTGGCTCCTGACACAGGCACATCCTCACGCGCCGCGCCGCCCAAGACGACGCCTGACGCTACGGATACGTCTGCGCCCCCCACCCCGTCACCCGTGGACCCGGCCATAGCGGCGGCGCTCGCCCCCAAGGACCAAACGCCTACTCCCGCAAGTAAGGCCCCCAGCGCCCCCACGCCTGCCACGGACACCGCTGTACCCGAGGCCAACGCCACGCTCAAGGCGCAGCAGCAAGAGCTTGTCGACGGCAAGCGCCCGGTTATGATTTACAAGGGCGGCGAGGGCGTGCTGCCTAAGCCCGCAGGCATGCGACAGACCAAGCTCGGCGACGACATTATTCAGTACAACCCCGAGCTGATAGGGCTTCCGGCCATCAAGAAAGCCGTCAAGGATGATACCCTCGGGGGCCTCCTTGGGCTAGGACCCGTTACCAAGAACGACGCCACTGCCCGCATCGCTGCCGGTGAGACCCCCGTTGCGGTTACAGAGCGCGCCCCGGACGGCACCGAGCTTAAGGCGGCAGCGGGGACGACTGAAACTGCGCCTGTGCAGACTCAAGTGTTGGAGGCGGGGAAGGCTCCCGATAGCACGGTACAGGTTGAGGACCCGGCCAAGGTTGTGGCTGATCGCGTAGCAGCGCAGACGCCTCCAGGGACTAAAGGCCCCGAGGATGAGTTGGTGCCCAACGCTCCCCCGGTTGCGGGCGCACTGGCTCAGACGTTCTCGCCCACTGAGAGCGCAGCTTCGCGTGCGCCCGCTCCTGGAAGTAGCCCCGCACCCATTGGCAGGGTATTGGAAGATGTTAGCCCCCAAGGACGGGCAGCGCGCGAGAGTGGTATCGCGGAAGCACAAGCACAAGTTGCGGCCAGACTCAAGGCCGCCGAGCCGCCCCCGCCGCCCGCCGCAGGGCATCGGACCATACCCGAAAAGGCCAAGCGGGCTTCGGATAACCTAGCCGCAGACAAGATCATGGCGGAACTTCCCCCCGCCCCTTCGGAAGCACGCGCTGTCAACCCCACGGTTAAAGGGGGTATTGGCGCACGCACGGCACTGTTAAACCGCGCCAAAGCAATGCTGGAACGTGCGAAAGAGGCCGGCGTTAAGATATCTGGCGGGCTGCGTGACAACAACGATGAGGCTCGCGAGCACAGCACTGGCGCGGTACTGCTCGCCGAAGCGCGCGACCTTATGCGCAGCATCGCAAAGAAACCAGAATTGGAAACGGAGCATATCGCCAAGTTTATGAAGCGCGAGTTTGACCTGCGTGCTGGGTATAAGAAGGAAGTTTTAGCCGAGCGACGGGCTGAGGGTGACGCCCGCAAAAAACAAACGGCATCCGACGCCATCGATAAAATGAGCGTACCGGACTGGGGCAAGAGCGCCAATCCCGAGAACTACGACGCCATTGAGCATTCGGGTGCGGTTGCCAACAAAGAAGCGTCGTTCGGCGAGGGTGATGCTATACGCGGCGATAAGGTAACAGCCGACAGCTTGGCGGGTATGGGCGGAGATAGTGAGCACGAGGGGGCGGTTGTCAATCTCGGCGACGAAGCCGCGCAGGGTGAGGATGTTGAACCCCCCATGCAGGGCGAGGGGCGCGAGCGCCCGGCCCCCAAGATCGAGGGCGACACGTTTGTGGCGGGCAAGCAGGCCACAGGCTTTAAGGTCGAAGCCAAAAAGACGCGCGGTCAAGCCATCAAAGACAAAATAGCCGCCGCCCGCAAGGCCACAAACACCGAACCAACGGAAGCACAGAAGCTCGCAGGCAACTACGCCAAGGGCAAAGTGACGCTAGACGGGCTGCCGATAAGCATTGAAAACCCGAAAGGGTCGATCCGCACTGGCACAATTGCTCCCGAGAGTAAACCCGCGCCCGGTTCCGACGCGTCTTGGCGCACTATGGAACGGTATAACCAGGTGCGCGATGCGGTACGCCCCAGTGGAAAACCGCAACCCGGAGATATTCTCTGGGGACATAATAACCAACCCGTGCCCCACGACAAGGCACTAGCACTCGTAAAGGATGCCATTGAAAACGGCGGCGTGAAACCGTGGCCGTACCAAATTTCCGAGCACTTGGGCATACGCCAGATCGATGCACAACGCATGATCGACGAGCTAGGTCTAGGAGACCGAGCAGAGCGCGTTGGGGTTACTCCCAAAGGTAAGACTTGGGCTAGCGAAATGCCCGGAGACTACGGCTACATCCGTGGCACCAAAGGCGCTGACGGCGACCACGTTGACGTGCTCGTAGGCCCCAAAGGCGAGACAGGCACGGGCTACGTCATCAACCAGCACGACCCTAAGACCGGCGCGTTTGACGAGCATAAGGTCATCCTGGGCGTCAAGTCTCCAGAGGAAGCTACGGCGCTCTATGACAAGCAGTTCTCGGACGGGTCCGGCCCGTCACGTCGCGAGTCTATAGTCGCCATGCCGCGAGCGCAGCTCGTGGAGTTTCTCGACGATCACACCGCCACCCGCGCCCCCCTGCCAGAGGTGCCGGGCACAGTGACGGCCTGGGACGGCAAGAAGTTCTCTCCTATCGAAACGAGTCGGGTTGGAGATATCCTCGATACGAAATATCTCCCTCCAACCAACCGTACCTCCAGCAGGTTACTCCCATTTCTCACGCGGAAACTCAACGCCCTGGTGGGCGACGTTCCTGTGCATTGGGTGGACCAAGATACCATCCACGAACTGCATCCTCCTAGCCTACCGGGGCAGCGTGTGTATGGGTTCTATGATTCTGCCATGCGGCATATCGTTATGAACGCGGAAGTTCCTGAAAGTGGGCGTATGCACACTGTCATGCACGAAGCCGTACACGCCGCCATATCGGATGCTCTAGAGCGCGATACGGTGACGACGTTGCAGTTGCAGGGGCTCATGCGAGAGCTGTTGACGGCGCGTCCAGATGTGGCGGGGATGTACGCCATGACTGACGAACACGAGTTTTTGGCGGAAATGCTATCCAACCCGGAGTTGCAAGCTATCGCAAACAAGACGCCAATCTCGCAAGAGCTGGCAGAGCAGTTCGGGATCAAAGAATTTCGTAGGGCGTCGCTGTGGTCGGGCGTAGTCGCCATGGCGCGTATGGCCATCGGCCTCCCTCCGCACTTTTCAAACGTGCTTGAGGCGGCGCTGGCGACCGCTGAGCGTTTGTCGTGGAGCAAAGACCCGCTCTCGGGGATGCAGTACGCCGACCGGCTCAACAGGGCTACCCGCCCCCTTCGCGCAAGTATGTCCGAAGACGACAACGCCGTAACACGCCCCCGCCAAGAGGCAGGCGCTCGCCATGCAGCCCTTACTCTTGCGAGTAAGGGGGTGCAGAAGATTATGGCGTCGGCTCCCACGCAGGAAGGTTTTATCGAGAAGGGCGTCAAGTTCCTGGCGAACGATCAAATGCGCCAAATGTGGGAGAAGCATTTCGGGCCGGTTGACGAAACCAATCCGATGCGCAAAGTCACCGACGCCATCGAGAAGATGGGTATGCGGATGCGCGCGTACCTGCAACCGGCCAACGATCTCGCCAAGGCGCTCTATGTCGCCCGCCGCCAGTACGAGGGAGCCAAGGGGTGGTACACCTTTATCAAGCTCCTCCGCGACTCAGCCGCGTACAATTTGCATCCTGACCAAGCGCTTGACTCGAAAGCCAACAGCCACCTACGTTTGGCACAAGGCGTAAAAGACGAGTCCGAGGGGGCCATGCATAACTGGGCGGCGCGGGCCAAGCACCCCGAACTTGCGGCCCTTTATGAGAGCCTACCACAAGACCTCAAAGACCTCTGGGCCCAGCTGCGCGACTACTACAAGAATGAGCATGAGGAGCGCTCCCAAGCGATCCTAGAGGCCGTCCTGAAAGGGCATGACGCCCCCAAGGGTTCCACGGTCGACGATGTGGTGCAGCGGGCGCTCGATGGCAAGCTGACTGAGGAAGACAGCAACCACTACGAAGCGCTTGGGATTGGCAAGGCGCTCAAGGACGCCACTGAGTTTCAGAAGCAGCAAGGGTTCTACGCCCCCATGAAACGCTTCGGGGATTACGTGGTGACAGGCGAGCACGAGTTGAACGTACCCGCCAACGCCAAGCAGATTGGCAAAGACACGGTGGAGTTCGGCACGCGCGAGGAGGCGCACAAATACGCGGCTTCGCAAGACCTGCCCACCAGTTCCAAGATCGTACACTACGACCCACTGACAGGCGAGCGGGTCGCGTTGAAAGACGCCATCAGCACTGCCGGCTCGCCAGTCGCCAAGTACCAAGTGCGCGTCGAGCGAAGCCATGTCGAGTTTGCGGACACGCCACGCGAAATCAAAGCGATCCGACAAGCGATGATCGACTCAGGACTCAAGAACGTTTCGGGTATCGACAAGAGACGACTCAACCCAGACGTGGACTACTCGTTGTCGTCGCCGCAGGTCAAGACGCTTATCGACGCCGTGAACCGCCGCAAGGACCTCAGCGACCCGGCGAAGGCGCTCCTTGCCAAGTCCCTGGCAGAGGCCAGCATAACTATGCGCGCGGGCAACCGGCTTGAGCCCCACTATCTCAAGCGTCGCAACGTCGCAGGCGCTTCGGATGATATCATCCGCACGCTCACGTCTTACTCTCGGGCGTCAGCCGCCGCACGGTCGCGCGCCGACTTCAATGACGTTATCGACACGAACATGTCGAAGATGAAAGACAAGATCGAGGCCAACCGCTTAGACGGTCTGACCTTTACACGGCGCACCGCTCACCAGGAACTTGAGTCGCGCATCTACGGGTTCGGCTCGCCAGAGTATTCGGGGCGACTTGCGCCGTTCTGGCAGAAAGTTATGGCCGTGTCATTCTGGAAACGAATGATGTCGCCTGCGCATTTGCTGCTGCATTTGACCCACCCCGGCATGATCTCGGGACCAGTGCTAGGGGCTCGCCACGGATTCGGGCAAGCGTATCGCGAGCTGTACCGCTCATACCGAGACATGGGAGGCGTGTCGCCTGCGCTCGCCAAGGGCGTCGCGGGCATGGCGCAGGTGTTCAAGAACGACACCTCGCCAACCAATTTCTTGGGTTACTTCAAGAGTAAGTTGGCGGACGTAAAAGACTCGTCTGGCGTGCTCGCGATGATTAAGGACCTCGAAGCGACGGGGCATATCCACCCCGACGCGGGGTTCGAGGTTGGGCACTTCGGTGAGAATGCTACCCGCGTGCAAGCGGGTATGGAGCGCGTTGACCGGGCGTTTCGAGAGCTGACCAGCGCCACGGAGAGTATCAACCGTGTAGCCGAAGCGGTCGCGGCGTATCGCTTGGAGCTGCGCAAGAATGGCGGCAACCACCAAGCCGCTGTGCGCTACGCCAAGGACACCCTCGCCAACACGCAAGGGCTGTACTCGGCAACCAACGCTGCGCCTATTTTCCGCAACCAGTCGCTGCGGCCTTTCCTACAGTTCAAACAGTTCCCGCAGATGATATACCACCTGCTCGGACGCAACTTGTATCAAGCGTTCAAGGGGGATACTCCCGAAGTAAGGGCGCAAGCCGCGAGGAGCTTTGCAGGCGTTGTCGCCACTCACGCGGCCATGGCGGGCGTGCTCGGGCTGCCGACAGAGCTTATCAAGGCTCCCGTCATGCTGGCAAATGCCCTAGGCGTGACGAATACAAACTGGGATGATTTGGAGAACAAGGCACAACAGGAAATGTCTGCGCTTGTTGGTCCGCAGATGGGCGAGATCGTCATGCACGGCCTATCGCGTGCTCTGGGACCTTTGAGCGTGGACGTACACCACAGGCTCGGACTTGGTAGCTTGCTGACCTTCGGAGAGCCCTCCTCCAACAAGCCCCAAGACACACTAAACTATATGCTCGATACCGTGGCGGGGGCTCCGGGGTCGATGCTGACTGACACGCTCGACGCGTCGCAATCCGCCATGCACGGAGACTGGGAGGGGGCCTTTGAAAAAGCGACGCCCGTTAAAGCACTTGCAGATTTACTTAAAGCTGCTCGCCTTGGGGTCTACGGCAAACCCACACGGAGCGATAAGCCGGGCATGGCTCCGGTCGGCCCTGCCGAGATTACTACACAGGCCCTTGGCTTCAACCCCGCCAACGCTGCGCAGTACAACGCGGCCCGATGGGCATCCGAGAAAGCCGCAAAAAATCTATCCCAAGAAAGAGCAACCCTGATACAGGGGTGGGTGGGGGCCACAGGCGCGGCCAAGGCCAAAGCCATGCAAGCTATATCAGCGTTCAATGCTGGCGTGCCTGCGGACCAGCGGATCAGCTCTGGAACTTTGCAAAACGCGGGCAAGCCTGCCACATATGAGCTGGGGCAGCGAGTGACCAATAGAAGTAAGCGCTTGCTCGACGAGTATAAGTCGATGTACAATGTGCAGTAGTTACTTCTGGGAGTAGGGGGAACAAGGCACATGAGAGCGCTTCCGCGAAAGTTTACGCCCGACGAGGACAAGCTCATCTTAGAGTGGGCGGAGAAAGGCTATCGAACTGGGTTGCTTGCGCAGCGGCTTGGGCGCAACAGTGCAACCATTGTCGCACGTCAGAAATACCTGAACGTTGACTCGGTGGACAAGCGGAGGCGCAAATGACCAAAGCGCGCGACTACAAGAAGGAGTACCGGGACTTTCACGGTAAGCCCGAAGAGATCAAGAAGCGCGCCACCCGCAACGCGGCACACGCTCAAGCCGAGAAGCGGGCGGGGCACAAGATATCAGCCGACGTGGATCACAAGAAGCCACTTCGCAAGGGTGGCACGAATGCGCCGGGCAATACCCAGGTCAAGCCAGCGTCGGAAAACAGAGCGTGGCGGAAGGGCAAAACGGGCTATGACTAGGGCAGGCTCTCCCGACCCGTCACACTCATAGCAAGGCGCAAGCCAGTATTGCGGATAGGGGGTGCGCAAACTACCCGTACCGCCACACGCCCTGCAACAATGCTGCGTGAGCGTGACCTCCACGGCGCTCATACCAACCCCTTTTTCTTAGCGAACCACTCTTCAAGCACGACAACTACGGAGCCGTCAGGCTCGCGCGAATACTCGACTACCATGGATTTGGGCAACCAGACAGCTTCCTTGGTGTCGCCATTCTCAGACACGCATATGGCGTCCTGCGTTTCTCTATGCCAGTGCATAGACGTCTCATAGAGCCTCGCAGGTATATTGCGACGGGACATGCCCTACTCCCCGGAGTTGGTTGCTGCAAACGCGTGCCCGACTATGACAATCAGCGCGCGTATTTCCTCGGGCGCAAAGGCGCGATCCGCCGCCGCCCAAACTACCCGTATCGCCTCTTTCAGCGGTACGTTCTCCACGCCCTCCATTTGGCGGTTGCCTGCAAGGGAACCGCCAAACACAACCCTATCGGGCTCATCGTCCATAACTTACTCCTTGGAGTTACATGAAAACTTTGCACGTCGTCTCTGGTTCTGCTTATGCGTGACCAGTTCAGTGCAAAATATGCACATGCGCGTTCGGCATGTGTGGTCCAGTTGCTTGCGTGGGGGGATCGGGCCATTCTCCAATATCCACCACGCGCGATGGACGGCCATAGTACCCCCGTCGTAGTCAAAGCGGGGGTATCCGCCGCCTCGTCCTGTCCCAGAACTGCGTCCCTGCCATATGCCACACCCGTTGGGCATAACCAAAACGCGAGATAGGATATACGCCCGCATGTCGTCTCTGCGTCCCATACCGCTCACCAGTCCACGATATCGTCAATCGGCGTGCCAGCCACCAATAGCTCCCAACATGGAACCGTCGAACCGGCTAACCGCGTACCCGACCCCAAGCGGCAGCTAGTCCACCGCGCGGACAGCTTAGAGCGCATGCCCTCAACCATCGCACTCTTGGGGATATTCTCTTTCTTGCACCACGCCGTCAGCGCGTAGTCTGCGATACGTATGACCTTGAGGCCGACTGCGATCTGCACATGCAGGTCCCCGAGCCGATCCGCAGACGTGCCCTCGTTGAGAATGAGCACGCTGTTCGGCGGGGGTTTGCCCTTGCCTGGGGGTATGGTGTTAGTTCGTATGGTGTTGACGGGGCGCTTCTCATTGAGGAACTGGCCGAGCGCGTTGAGGATGCTCATTTCCTTCGAGAAGTCGTTAGGCGCTACATTCTTCGCCGTGCGCATACGCTGAAACTCGGATACCAGCCATGCCCTCAGCAGGGGAAGATCGACTTGCGTCAGCCCGAGCTTGTTGGCGAAGAACCCGCCCGCCAGCGTCGCGGCCATGGCGGCATTCCACAACCGTTCATCTTCCTTGACGACGAGCTTGGTCTCGAAGTCCATAAATATTCTATCAACAATCCCCCGTGCCGATACATGGTTGGCCCCCAGCCACTTCGCATAGATTGCGCCGGCATGGCCGTAGTTGCCGCGCAGCTTGTCCATGCACCGCGCCATGGTCGAGACTGCCACCACGTTGTCGACACGCGGAACTTGGAACTCGAAAACGCGCACATGCCCCGCCGTAGTCGAGCGAGACTGCTCGATTATCGCATCCGACATTGACGAATTACTCGCGTAAGTAAGTATGCTCTGCCACGCGCCCTGGTGCTGAGCCTTGGCAGAACGATTGAGGCGAGCCTTCTCCAGGCCGCTTGTCATGGTGAAAATCGTCTCTAGGAAGTTGGAGGTTTGTTTCTGAGTCTTGATTTCATCCCAAACCAAAGGGAGGTGTCGAATGAGACCAGCTCTGTGAAAAGTTGCGTTAGCAGTGTCCGAGAGGCCGCCGCCTGTTCGGATCGGGTGCCCCCAAGCGCCCAATGCAATTTGCAGCGCAGTTGTCTTGCCCACCCCCGACTCATTCGACCATCCACCAATACTAACGCCAACTTGATTTGTAAGAGCGAGGAGCGGCGACGAGAACGCGCTAAGGATAAGCGTATCCAGCGCTGGGCGTCGTTGCGAGTTGATGATCCGCACTGCGGCCATCCACGCGTCTGGCGTCCCCGTTGGCGTGTAGTTCGGTCGAGTCGTGGCGTCCAACCGCTGAGCAATTTTCTCTCCTGTCGTTGTGTGCAGCACTCCGTTGTAGGCGAACCCTTCAATGTCGCCGTCCTTCAAGTGCCAACCCAAAGGCTCGCACCGCACGATGCTGCCCGAGGAGTCACGAAGTTTCTTTAGGAAGCTAGTCAAGAAATCCTGCACTCTCTCGGTTACTCTCATGGGTAAGCCCTCTGCGCTGAGGGACTTGGCGGAAGAGTTTCTATCCGCCAAATTGACAAACGGTATACGAACCGACTTATACACGTTGCCTTCTTCCACCGTCGTAAAATGCACCGCGTATTCCCGCCCCCCTTCAACGTATGGGTCTATTATCATGTACGGGAATACCAGCACACGCTTTTCTATCTGCGTGGTCTCGTCCAACTCAGAGCCATAAATATGGCCGTCAGGCCCGCGTATGTAGCCCTCTGGAAGGAGATCGTCGCCACGCCCAACAGGGATGCCAGCAGGTGTCCGCTGAGCAAAAGCCCCAGGAAGATTGAGAGGAACAAGGTTCGCACCAAGATGCCCGCAACTATCACACTCATACGCGCCAGACGTCTTAAGCGTCGCACACCGAGGGGGTCCGATCGATGGCTTGTCCACACGCTCTTGAACAAGTCGGTCATATATTTCATCAGTTTCATCCTTGGAATATCTAGGGTCGCCACACGATAGCCTATGCGCTACGTCCCGTCCATTCTCACAGCATGTCGCCAAGCGAATGTGCTGCATCCACAGTGGCTGGAGTATACCGTTTCCGCCTGTCGCCAACGCGTTCGCCCACATAGGACACACCGTGGCCACCCGGTCAGGGTCCGAGGGTGGGAGAGCGTTACGCACTATACCTGCCGAGAGATCGTCACCACCGGAATTACTCGCAAGAGTAGGCAGGTTCTCGGGAACGAATGCGTCGAGTACTGCTTTGAGTTTGTCGATAAAAATATCGTGGCTGGCGAGGTACACCAGTTTGACCGGGTAGGGTCCGCCAGCTTTATGGTTGAACGTGTCTGGAACCCGGAGTAGCCTTACCGGGTCCACGCTGCACTGACTGTCGAATTTCAACCCGAACTGTTGCGCAAGCCCCACCAGGGCGAACGCCAGCGGACGCCACACGTCCATGGACACGGCGTCTACGAGCGTCCAATACACATGCAAGCCCCCCGTGCCGGACTCCACGATGACTGTGGGCGACGGCAGGGTGCTCCATAGCAGGAAGTCGCGGAGCGCGCGTTTGGCGCTGGCCGTCGAATCGTACCCCTTGCCCTTCACGTCAATGTCAACGTACAAGGACTTGTGCAGCGCCACGTTTTCGAGCGTGCGCATCGCAACTAGGTATTTGCGCCCGGTAGGGGCAGTTCGTTCGTCAGCCTTGGACTGGCTGGCCATAGAAACATAAACGTCGGTGCCCGCGCGGTACTTGACCGTGCCCATGGCGCCATCGACGTTTAAGGAGGGAACCCCTGGCAGGATAGGACGACCGTGCTTCCCCACAACTTTGTAATGGATGCTGACATAGTTCCGACCGTCCCACGGAACCACCTTTGCGAGGTATTGCCTCGCCTGCGTATAGTCCATATCCCATAGTTCCCCACCACGAAAAATAATGGGCGCATGGTGCTTTTACACTCATACGCCCATCACAATCAAATCGTGCGACCGGCCAGAACTAGATATTCAGCAACCCGTCCAGCTCGGCGTCGAGCCCCGCAGGCAACCCCTCGCCTTGCTCCTCGGAGTAAGTCCCGTCTCCCGGCCCCTCGTAGTCGCCTTCGCCGGGGGCCTCAATATGGACAGGGGCCGGTGCGGCGGGACGCGCCATACGCGTGGTCGGAGGACGCGCTGCGGGCTGCGCCACCGCACCGGCGATAGTCGTCGGAGCAGGACGAGGAGCCGGGGCGGGAGCCCCAGCGGGACGGCCGAACCCACCAGCCTTGGGAGCCGGGGCGGGAGCCGCCGCAGGAGCGGGCTTGCCGCTGAACCCAGCCTTGGGAGCCTGGGGGGCAGGTGGCGGTGCAGGATGGGCCTGGACGGGCTTGGGAGCCTGCTGGACGGGCCTCGGCTGGGGGGCTGGGGGGGTAGCAGCCGGGGCGGCGGGACGGGCCTGGGCGGGCGGCGGAGGCGGACGACGTGCAGGAGCAGGAGCCGCCGCAGGGGGCTGCTCGAACCCGCCGTTACTCTCGGGAGTAGCCGGGGGCAGAGCTTCCACTTCCTCGTTGAGGATACGCGCCACGCGCGGGTCTTCGCGCAGCTCGATGATAAGCCGGGCCTCGTCGTCGTTCAAGGGTCGAATGGGCGAGAACAACAGCTTGGGGAACGCCTCGTTGATGTCGAACTTGACGCGAGTCGCGATGGCGTAATAGGGCCACCCCAACTGTTTGACCTTGGTTCCGTACGCGGAGACTTCGGCAAGCGACGCTGCCGGTACGCGCAGGAGCATGGGGCCGCCGAACAGTTCGTTCGCCGGGTCGTCCATCGGGACGATAACGAGACGCTTGTGATCCGAGCACGCCTTGCCCGGCTTGCCGTTGTCAGTGACGCGAGAGCCGAAGGCGTTGTTCGGGCACGCCGCACACACCGGAGCGACGGGCGCGAGCACCGTAGCGTCGGGGGAGACGCCGTTGCTGGAGAAGCAGTCGGGGCGCTTGCCCTCCGAATTGTCCTGGTAGCCGTCCTTATAGAACAGCTTGGAGACATGCGTCGAGGACTTGACAATAATCACTTCGACCGAAGGGACGGGGTTGCCGTTCTCGTCAAGAATATTGTTCTCGTCGCCCTTGTGCTTGACGCGCCAAACCTTGCCCCGGTATCCGAGGACTGAAAACCCTCCGACGATGCCCTCACCCAGGTCGTCTTCGACCGTGATGTTCTGAAAGACGGCGGAGATTGCGCCGAAATTCTCAGGGATAACCAAATCTTGTGCCATGCGTGCGCTCCTAACGTGGTTGAGTAAACTCAGAGTTCGTCGGCCATAGCCTCAGCCTGTTCCCAGTCGTCGCCGGGGGCCGTAGGCGCAGGCTTACCCGCCTTAGCAGCCGTAGGCGAAGGGGCTTTGGGTGAAGGGGCCTTGGGCGAGGCTACCTTGGGGGCGGCCTTCGTCGGAGCGGTGAACCGTACGTCCACAAACTCCGACCGCTTTACTCCTGGGGGTAGGGTCTGGTTCTCGTTGAGGAAGTCCGTCGCCGCCGTCGCGTTGGCCTTCCAGTCCAGCAAGTCCCACGACTCGGTGCCGATGACATGGCGCTTGAACTCTTCCGGGTCCTCCAGGGAGAACGACACGCGGGAGTGCTTGTGCGCTCCACCGGCAGGGGTGGAGACGTTCTGGGTGCCCTGCTTAATAAGTTCCTCCAAGACGAGCGTCCTGATTTTGGTCTGCACTTCCTTGAACGGAGCCAGCTCCGCCTTGTGGCGGTCTTCGATCTCCTTGATTTTGGCGTCGAGCGCCCGCCCCTTGCCAATGACAAGTTGAAAGTCCATCTGGGCATTCCTTCCGAGCTTGAGTTACCACGAAGTAAAGCGCTTGTAAAGCGTGGGTTACTCTTGAGAGTTATTCTCTCGATGCTTCCTCGACGAGCTGCAAGAACTTGTTCTGCACCGCCTCGTTGCGCCCGAGTAGTTCGTATAGCTTGCGCTCTACTGTCGTCCCTCCGATCATGGCGATGAGTTGCTTGTGCATCTGGCCGACGCGAGTTATCCGGCCGTTAGCCTGCATGAACGTTTCCAGCGAAGTCACCGGCCCGGCCCAGACGATAGTGTCTGCGGCTGTTAGGGTGAGACCGTGCGCCATGCACTGAGGATGCGCCAGTAAGACTTTTACGAACGCCGAGTCCTGAAACAGCGAGAACGTCTCGTTGCGCTCGGACATGGGCGTGTCGCCCGTCACCACGCGATGGTCTATGTCGTTCGCAGATAGAGCCGCCGAGATACCCGCGATGCCAGATTTGAACGGCACGAATACAATAACTTTGCGCTGGCAGCCATCCACGAAGTCCACAATAGTCTGTATGCGGTCCTGGTTATCGAGCTGTATCGCCTGCTTGTCGCGAGTATACACCCACCCCAGAGCGATCTGGAGCAGCTTACTCATAACTGCACCAGCGTTGAGCGCGTCGATCTCTTGGCTGTCGATCAGCGCCAGCGCGCTACGCCGCATGGCGTCGTACACGACTTTTTGTTTCGGCCCCATCGGAACCTCGACGTACTGAATTACTTTCGGGGGTAACTCTGTAACGTCGTCAAGGGTGAACCGCACGCTAGGCGACATATACGAGAGCGCTTTCTCAATCGCTCCGTCGCGAGCTTCCCACTTGAACGGCCCCGCTCGGTAGCACAACGTCTGCCGAAGATGCGAATAATATTTCGGCACAGTGTGAGGGGTGACGATAGTGCATTGTCCCCACACGTCCGTCACGTCGCGCGGCATGGGGGAGCCGGTCAGACCCCACACCCAGTACCGTGACTTAGCAAGCGAGCGCAGAAGTTTAGTCCGCTTAGCGTCGCCATTGCGGTACACGCTCAACTCGTCGATAGCAAATACGTCGATATCGTCGCGCTTAGCCAGCTCGTCCGCGATTACAGCGGTCCCGTCGTGGTTGATAATGTAAACGTCCACGTCTTCGGATAGGAGCTTCAAACGTTTTTTCTTGTCGCCGTATATGATGTTGTATTTGAGGTGCGAGAACTCCAGCATAAGTTCGCGTGCCCACACACGGGTTAACGTGGATATAGGGGCGAATACAAGCATGCGAGTTGCTTTGCCGATGCTTTGGAGGTAGTCGAACGCCCAAAGCACGCATCTGGTTTTGCCCGTATTGCCAGTCGCGAAGATGCAGCCGTTGCGCCTCAGCAACAAGAACGTAGACGGCACCATGAAGCAATACTTGAACCCATCCGAGGGTGCCTCGATGCGAACATTGTTTCGCACGATGCCCTTGCTTACGCCGTACACGCCAGGGGTCGGATTGTTGGCTGAGGCAAATACCACGTAATCGACGCCGCCATCTTTGCGGGTTACTCTTGAGAGTGAGGCCCTTCGACCGGCAGCGCTGTAGGCGTACTGTGCAAACTCTGCGTCTTCGATTGCGCGTGAGGAGAACGCCCAGCCGTCTTTCTTGCGGAAAGACCCATCCCAGTGCGTAAGTTCGGACGCCACGACTTCCAACTGACGCTGCGTGCATTTCCACCAGTCGGAATTGAACCCCTTGTTCATGGGAGCGAAGAAGGTAATCCGTCGGAAGCCTGCGGGCTCGCAAGGCCGAACTTTATACTCAATGCCCGCGTTAGCGAGCAGAGTAACGAGCCTATCAACCTTGCGGTCTCTGCGCAGTCGCACGGTAGTAATCCCGTCTCGATGTAACGGGGCATAATACCCGTCAGCATTCACTGCGACTTGCACGCGAATTTGGTGGTCGGTAAGTGACATGCCAACACGGTCCCGCACCTTAAATGTGGTGGGGAATTTATACTCTCGACTTGCCCTACTCCCGTAAGTATTGAACAGATGCGAAGCCGTCATGACGCGACCGTCCGCCAAGAGCACCCTGTGCTCAGGAGAAAGCAACTGATCGATGCCATATTTAGTCTGCAAGCGCACCATTGACTGGCAGGGGAGCTTGACAAATTTGGACGGGGTAACAAACTCAATCTCGCCCGTGCTCGGAAGATACTGTGCTACTTCCCCAGCCCTATAGTCGGCTATGCGCGCCCAGCCTGTAGGCGTCAGGTACTCCGTATCCGAGTCAACGCACCCGATCCCGTTGAGCACGTAGTTTCGAGGCTCGGTCGTCATCATGCCCACGGAAGTTTTCTGCGTGAAGAACGCGGGCTTTGACGCCGGGAACTTGTATTGCGTAAGCACCGGAGGGGGCGCAGAGACACCCTGCGACCGTAGGAACATTGTAGTTTCGAGGGTGTGGGGGATGCGCATGAACTGCTGGCTATCCCTACTCTCATGAGTAACCAGCACACCCGACTGCGTAAGGAACGCTTCGAGGGTTGGATCGTGTTCGAGTATGAGTTGCGGGTTCATCGAAGTCCTCGTATGTGGTCCAGCCACTGCTCTAATTCGCGCACGCCCGCCCAGCTCGATATCTCGAATACCTTCGCGTCGATAGCACGAAGTTCGGATATGAGTTTGCGTTGCCGGGGCGTAGGCTCCTTGCCGAGAGCTTTAGCCTCGATGAAGAACGCGATTGCATACGCGCGTACACGGATCGCGCAGTGGTAGTCAAGCCCTGCCTTGCCGAAACCCTGCTGCACGGGCATGAACGAGTAAATATCGGGGGCGTTGAGCACCGCCGATATCTGTTCCTTGATTGCGCCCTCCGGGGTCTTGACCACGGTCAGTCTCCAGTAGCCGCCAGCGCGTCGGCGAGGCGCTTGAGTTCGCCCGCAATGTCGTTGACGTTGCACAGCACGTTTGCCACCAGCTTACCAAGAGCCTCGATAGCCGCATCTTCCTCGGCGCTCACCGACTGTTTCGCGGCCTCGGCGATCTTGTCGGAGAGGACTTTGATCTCAGTATTGTCCATGCTCGTTACTCCTCGAAGTAAGTCAGTCCCGACTGTCGTAAACGATCTGGTACGAGCTACGCGCGGTTGACAGCCCACGGTTTCCGCGAGCAGGTTTAGGCGACGTACACATAGCAATGACACGGCCCCTGACGCCTTTGGCCACGAGCATTCCCATGACCGCCCTGCCTTGCTCGATGGTGAGCTGCTTGGCAACCTGGAGGTGTTCGCCTTCTAGGGGAGGGGTGCGGGCATCGTGCTCATAGGTGACAGTGATTTGCCCGAACAGTTTCACTCCCGCCCCCCATTGTGCACGCACGATGTGTCCGGGCAGTGTTTCTTGCACAGCCCAGATGGCTTGACCGGGTACTGCCCGGTTGTGTAACTTTCTTCGAGTTTGGCTACTCTCGGAAGTAGGACCGTCCAAAGCTGGAGCATGTCCCTCGGCTCGAAATCTTCTCGCGTCGCCACCTCGTCCTGCGTCCAATAGTAGTCTGTGCGGATTTTGAGGGTGTTCGGGAAGTGCGAGAAAATGAGCTGCGCGAACAACGCAAGCTGTACAGGGTCGTCCGTCTGCTTGCCGGTTTTATAGTCGATAGCCACAACGATTTGATGGTCGCGTACCGGCACGATCTTCATGTAGTCAATAACCCCCCGGAACCACACATCCTTGGCGAAGTACGTGCAGGGCTTGAGGTCGCGGGTGATGGCAAGTTGCTGCTCGACCTTGACGACTTGTCCGGGGGCAGTAACCGCCATGAGTTTATTAGCGAGCGGCTGGAACTTCGCGTACTGAGGCGGCAGCGCGCATTGGCCCGAGACGACGCCCCGGCGCACTACGGTCGCCATCCAGTCGTGAAATTTCTTGCCGTCTTCGAGTTGCGGGTTTGACTGTTCCTCGAACGCTTTCAGCAAGTCCACTTGGAAATGCTTCCGCGGACAGGACTCATAATTCTTGAGCTTAGAATAACTCCACGTAAATGGGCGCGCGTTGAACTCGGTCGAGGCGTCTTTGGGGGCGAAACGGTTGACGCTCATGGCAGTAATAGCCTTATTTGTGCGACGAGTTGGTCTGAGGGGAACAAAGCGATCTCGTCCTCGAAGTGTCCCGCAGCACCTCCGACCACCCAGAACACGAACACTTTGTCTTGTGTGACGTGTGCCTTGAGCGTACTCTCGGGGGTAAGTTTGAAGTTCTTCTGGCCCCACTGGAGTCGTAGCATAAGCAGCGACTGTGCTTCGTCATGCGGGGATGTTTCGTACATGTCTAGCCCACGAGGCGGCGACCGCATTATTTGCATTTTTTGCGTACTCCCGCTGTTTGCGTACTCCCGCTGTGCGTACTCCCGCACCGCCTGCTCGATGTTCATCTGCTCCGTCTGGGAGATGGAGTATAACCCCTGGCCTACCGGGACAGAGGGCCACCACGGTCCACTAGCCATTTACCCCTCCCGCATCGCGGCACGGTACAACCCTACGACCCTCGCCTTACCCTCGGGAGTAAGATGATACCCGACCTTGCGCTGAGTATGCACAGTTACATCGTGTACAATTAGCGCCTTGCGCAGGCGACAGAGGGGCGTCCAGTACGAGCCCACCAACGCCTCTAGCTCAGAGGGGGTCGCCACGCGATGCTTGAGCAGGTGCAGGAGCAGCATGGCTTGCTGTCGGGATATGTCCAGCGCCGCCGCCATGCCCGCTATGTCGGCTCCCAAGGGCAGGGAATTAAGCTCTATGTTCATGGTCGGACCCTTCCCCAGCCATAACCTGAAAGCCCACCGTGTCCAGGTCGGCCCCGAGAGCTACAGCTTTGCGAGGTGTAAGTGAGGCCATTGCGCCAATGACGCCCGCCGCGTCGACGAATGCCAGCTTGACAGTGTGGCATCCGCAAGGGCATGCGGTTACGAGGACGCCCTGCGCCATAAACAGCGACTCGCTCGCCTTGCCGATAGGTGTGTCCATGAGAGCCTCGGAGCGTGGAAATCCGGCTAGCCGCCGTATCCGATCTTTCCGCTGGTACGGTCGAATTTGCTGCGGATCGCGGCGGGGAGATCGACGCCAGCAGCCTGCGCCAGCAGGTCGAGATAGATAAAGCTGTCGGCCAGCTCGTCCGCGAACATCTCCTGCAATTGTTCCGGCGTCTCCGCATTGCCGGGGATGCCGTCGCGGACGCGATTGAGCTTTTTCAAGACGTTGGCCGCTTCCCCCAGTTCGCCGAGCGTCGCCGTCATCCAGTCCGAGAGAGACCACGACGCGAGAGGGTGGTTGAAGCCATTCGGCGAAGTGCATCGGGCCAGGTTTTCGCGGGAAAATTCATGCATGTTCATCGTATCTGTTCCTTCTTTTCCACGTTGAAAACCGGAATTGCCTTCATCGCGCTACGGAGCGATTCCACGCTAAAAAACGGAAAGCCCCATAAACAGCGACTCGCTCGCCTTGCCGATAGGTGTGTCCATGAGAGCCCCCTCGCGTAAGGCGAGGTATAACAAGAGCTTGCAACCGTGTCAAGCACAAAGTAAGGTTCGCGTAAGGTTTTTATTTTACGGTTCGCTCATGTATTTATAAAAACGTCGGCCCTGGCAGTACGTCAGGAATGGGCATTCGTATGGGGTGGCTGCCAGTAGTGTACTCCGCCTAACATCCCACCAACTCCCCATAGCTCGGCCCCACCTTCGCCTCTGCCGACACCGGCAGGTCAAGCCCCCACGCTGGCGGGGTCGACATGGCGCGTAGCGCTACTCCCCGGAGTAAGTCGAGCTTGTCGTTTGGCGGCACGTACACCAGCTCGTCGTGGATTTGATGCGCGAGCACGGGCTCGTACCCATACTGCACCCAGCACTCGCGCTTGATTTTGAGCATGGCCTCGAACACAAACACCCGGTCTAGGGCCTGTACAATATTTTCGAGAAGCTTGCCGCCGTACAGGAACTTGCGCTTGCCGCCGTACTGGAACGTCCACTGCCCGTCGCTGTACTGCAAGTCTTCGTAGAACAAACTTAATCCCGAGGGTAAGTCAATTCGACCTTTATGAAGGCTGCACGGCCCAAAAGTCTCACCCTCGCACTCACCCGAGCGTATGCGAGGTATCGCTGATTGGAGCCAGTCCCACGTAGCTTTAATGCTAGCGTATTTGTTGCGATAGAGATACACAATTCGCTCGCACTCGTCAGCGCTGAGTTGGATATCAAACCCGGCGGCAAGAGCCTGAATGCGTACAGTCTCGCGGAATTTAGCCGCACCCATCCCAAAGCCGAGGGCAAGAATACAAATCTTACCGAGCAAGCGTTCGAGCTTGTCAGTCTTTGAAACTTTGTACTCATAGATGTCAGAAGCGAATAGAGAGTAGATGTCTTCGCCATTGCGGAACCCCTCCACTAAGTCCCATTGCCTAGCCAGCCACGCCGTCAAACGCGCCTCGATCTGAGCCGCATCGACCGCCAGCACTACGCGTCCTGGTTCGGCAGCGAGCCCGCAGCGCAGCGCGGTGCTCTTGCGCGATGGCAAGTTCTGTAGGTTGATGCCCCAGTCTCCCGACAGGCGGTGCGTGTGCGCCCCCGAGTATCTAAGGGGCACAGGTAGCAAGGGCACGCCGTATGCCCGCTCAGTGGCCGCCCCAATGGATAGGAGGCGCGATGTGCGGCTCTCCTCAAGAGTAGACTTAACCCCCAAGCGTGCTGCTACGACAGCTTGCACGGTGGGGTTGTCGTCCTCCTGCAAGTCCGTAAATGCTTTGTCGGTCTTGGCGAACGCCCACGCCGTTTTACCCGTGATAGGTGACACTTTTTGAGGCGGCGCTATTCCAAGTCCCATGAGCACCTTCGCCAACTTTTCGTTGGACATGAGGTCTTCCTTGCTCACACCGCACGTCGCAAGGATGTTTGCTTTCTCGACTTGAGTTTCATGCAAGTGCGCGTAGAGTTTGGCTTGGTCGCAAACGAACTGCGGTTGTGTCGCCATCTTCAACACGCCGTCCATAATCAAATGTTCCGTTGCCGGAAACTTACTCTTGAGAGTATTGTAAATGCCCCTGCACAAGAGCACGTCCTGCATGCAATACGCGACGTACGGCAGCCACAGGGAGGGGTCGGCTTGGATTTCAGCGAGGTGCTGGCCCCTCACGTTTACGAGTGCGTTACCCTTGGCCCCCAGATTGAGGAAGGACGCGACCTTTTTAAGAGATACCCGTCCCCCTGGTAGCAGGTGCATGAGCAACGCGCGAGCCACACCCATCGTGTCTATGAGGATGGTAGGCTGTACGTTGTATCGCAGTGAGAGGATGGTAGCGTCAAAGAGTGCATTGTGGGAAACGAACATCCACGGCTCTTTGATCGAGCGCATGTAGTCTGCAACCTCGTCACCAACGTAGCACCTGGCATCGGGCTCGTCGTCCTCGACGATGCACCACATATGCGTTTCCCACCGTTCGTCGAGGATGTACTCGACCGGCGTCAGTTCTCGTAACGTATACTCTTTGGAGTAATATGTTTCAGCGTCGCCAAAGACCCGCTTCATTTATTCGCTCCACCATTTCTAGTTGCGCGCCATGCGCGGTTCATTCTTCGCCTGGGGCAAACCGTCGTCGCTCCATGCGGATGCGCGCGCGAGGGTGCGAATTTCTATAATCGTCGTGCGCATGTGCGGCCTCTGCATAAGAGTCATACGTGGGCCGCTCGGGATCAACCGGCACCCACACGGGGAACTCCCCCTCCTCGACTGTCCGTAGTGTCTCGACTACCCACATGCCGTTAACTCCCAGGAGTAAGCCCAAGGCAACGCACTACTAACTCACCCACGCCCACGCCGCAGCTACCTCCGCAAAGCGCGTGTCAACCGCAGTGCTAACGTCCAACGATTCAACGGCGCACATACCCGGCTGGGGGCTTCTAAACTCTCTGCGCTCCAAGAGTTTCATACGCCCGCGCAGTGCGCTGATCCCCCGGCAAACGCTCAGCAACTCCTTGGGCATGGGGCGCGTGTTCTTAGGAGGTGTACGCTTTAATAGCCGCGCGATCTCAAGTTTGCAAGAGTGCGTGTCTCGCCTGAAGCCAGCATCGAACTCCGCCACGTTGATACGCCCCTCACCGAACGAGTCTGCCACCCACGGCGTAAAATGTGTGAAGTCGTCTATACTCTGGGCATGACTGTCGACCCAGTGGAACGCCCGGAGCGCCGCATTCCACTCCATTACAGCGCTCACCGCCGCCTCAAGGTCCTGGCGGGCTTCGCCTAGGTCGCGCACATTCAGGCAAGGCATGTACTCATACCCATTCCCGACCGGAAAGATAAACAGGCCCCGCATATCGTCGCCACAGAACGTAATGCGCGCCTCCACCCCACACTCCATCCCCGTCAGTTGGCCACCCCACTGCGATTTGCATCCCGCCCGGTACATGCTCCCCACATGCGCCAACGCCACAGCGTCGCGCTTGTTGGGCACAAGCGCAGCATACACCTTGTGCGCATCCATGGGCGTGAGGATAGCCTGCGCCATAGCGTCGCGCTCGTTCTCGCACCATAAGACGACTCGACGTACTAGCGTCTCATGCAGGAAGCCCATGGCTTACTCCTTGGAGTTGGTGAGGGGCACGAACACCACTTCTCCGAAAGGATAGTGGCTGTCGCTGATACCCTTAGTGATGTTAGCCCATATAACTGGGTAGCCGGGGTTGGGCGGGAACGAACCGTATCCGTCCGTGAAGTACACAAGCACGTCGGGCTCGTCATCCTCTTCGGCGATACGCTTGAACACCGGCGCGAACGCCGTGCCGCCGCCGCCCAGGATTTTACGCTGGAGGTCTGCGCCATCGTCGCACTCGACGCGTTCGTGCACGACATAGTCGCACTGCGTAAGCACGAGCCGCTTTGGGCGCACATCGTCGATGATACCGCCGACCTCCGACATGAACCTGTCCATCATACTCTGCGTGATACTCCCGGAAGTGTCCACGGCGACCTCGATGCGGCCCGCACCAAACGACACGCGCCCAGGCGACCCGATGCCACGGATGACCATGGCAGGGTCGAGCTGTTCCCACGAGCCGCCGCCCACGCCGAGCTTGCGAGTGAGCGCCGAGCGCAGCAAGTCCGTCCAGTCCACCTCTGGCGTCATCAACTTCCCAAAGAGCCGTTCCAGCGTGCCGGGCAGATTGCCCTGCATGCGCGCGGACGCCATCGCAGCGGCCACAGCCGTACGCCATTCTGTCTCGTTGCGCCCGCTCTCCGCTTCGTTCTCGTCCTTGCCCTCAGCTTGGCCGGGGCGCAGATGTTCGTCGTAGCCACCCGGCTTACCCCCAGGAGTAGGCTGGCTCTTGGCGCCACCGTCGCCCTTGTTGCTCTTGGGCTGCGGGGGCTGCTTGACATACATGACACGGTATGCGTCGAGCACGCTCATGTCGGCAGGGATGCGTTTGTCCAGAACGAATGCGGGGTCGATCTCGCCGACGTTGGACGCCACGAGTATCGCGTTGATAACCGCATCCATGCTGCGCTGAAAGGTCTCGTTGTCGAACGGGAGTTCCTTGCCATCGGCGTACTTCACCACGCCCTTCTTGCTCAAGTGATGGAGCTGCGTGCAGTGCGCGAACATGCAGTGCAGGATTTCGTGGCAGCACCCAAACACGCGAGTTGCGAGCTTGTACTCGAAGAACGTCTTAGGGTTGAGGTAGAGGTAATGGTCATCCGTCGCCGCAATAGGGACTTGATCCGTAAACCAGGCTGTTTCGCCTTTGCTATCGGTCATCATCGAGTACCAGATGTCGGCGAACGCGGGCTGCGACCACAGCACCGCCGTGCGGGTCTCGTTCCACTTGGCCTGTTGGACGTGATCGAGCTTGAGCCGGGGCCACTGGCCTTGCTCGCCTGAGACTTTGGCGTCGGTGTCTTGCAAGTATGCCATGGTATTACTCCTGGGAGTTATAGCCGTCCATCTGCCGATTGGAGGCGGTCTAGTGCACATGGTAGTGGCCGACCGCTTACCCTTTTGGGGCCTGGAACAACTCAATGTCCTGCTGCCCGTGCATGCTGTCCGACGTACGCACTGCCACCTCAGGCGGGCGCTTGCCGGCAAGAAGCGTCATCTGCGCAAACAATTGCTGCGCGGCGTTCTTCATAGTTTCGAGCATGACTTGGGCGCGCTCCGTGTCGCCGCTGTCAATGTCGACCTTCACGTCAATCGAAAAAACTGTTCGCATGTGTCACTACCAGATTTTAGTGGGGTATGGTGGCGGCGTACGTTGGTACAGACTTACTTCCACGAGTAAGTCTGCGTGGGTAACTATATCTACTTCCCAAACGCACCCAGCACTGCTAGGAGACTCGCTTTCTTGCTGCACCATGCTCCGAAGTCCTTGTGCATCACCAGCCTAGGGCTGCGCTTGATCGCCATCTTGGCGAAGATGACTTGGAACTCGTCAGGCGCTCGCGTCATGTACGTCAGCACCGGCGTGACTTCTTCGTCCTTGACGCGAGAGGCCAGCTTGTACGACGCTAAACGCAAGGCGTCAGGCTTGGTGGGCACATGGATATCGCGAGGCCGGGCGATGATCTCCTCGTACTTGGGCAGCTCCAGGCCGAGCCGTATGGTCGCAAACAATTGCGCTGCCGCGCTCGCGCCGACGCCGCCCGCAACTTCCTCGATAGTCGTTGCATCGGTCGGGATGTCGTCGGTCGAGAACGTGCTCATAAGAGCACGCAAATACGTGTCTTGCGCCACCAGACTCCTGGGAGTCATCCACGGCCCCTGCTCCTTGGGCGCGTCCATGAACACGCATTGCGGGTTTTCTTCCGCGAACGCGATGGTTTCCGGCAAGCACTTCTGCGAAGTCATCCACTTGACAAGCGACAAAATGTCGTCGTCGATGTTGATCTCGTTACGGCGGTTGATAAGGTGATCGAACTGCTTAGTCGATCCCGAGCGGTCGGTCTGGAGATTACCCGCAAACCAGACGACCCAGCCGGGCGGAAGGCGATGCCCCGCCAGCACTTTGGACAGTGCGGCCTCGCCGCATATTTTCTTCTCGTCGAGGCCGAGCTTGTCCTCTTCGTCGATGATAATCACGCCCCCGACGTACGCGTCCAGAGGCTTACCCTCGGGAGTAAACCACCAGAACGGGCGCGTAAACTCGGAATACTTGACGCCATCATGCTCGGTCGGCCAGAGATAGCCGCAGAGCGTGCTCAACGTGGCGTTAGCGCCGTTGATCGTGACGCAGCCGTACGCGCCATCGCCAAAGGCGCGCTTGAGCAAGCCGGGCGACAGTTCCAGTACAGAAGTTTTGCCCCTGCCCGGCTTGGACTTGAGGTGGAAGCTCGGCCCTTTGGGCTCAGAACTTGCCGCGTACCATGCCGGTATTCTCGCTTCCACTTCCGAAAGTTTCATTGGTGTCTCCTGTTAGATTGAGGGTGAACGTCACGTCCAACTGCTCACCAAACATCGGGCTGGTCGCCATGTACCAGGGTATGTTGACTTCGGCGATGGGCATGCCCTCACGACCAGATTCAATCGGCCACGTCGGGTTGCACACCCGCGCCAGGAATGTCTCCGCCATAGTATTCATGCCCCCACGGACCATCGCCGTTCAACAGTTGCCGCACAAGCGGCTCGTCACTCGGGTTGAAGATGCGCCGGTCAACCTCAACGACGTTTACTTCTGGGAGTAAGTGCGCGGCGAGACCAGCGGGGAGCTGATTGGGTTCGACCGGGCGAATTATCCTCGCCCATTTGTGTTTCGCGTCCATTGCACGTTCCCTTTCTACGCGTGGCAAAAAGTGCGCGCGCAAAAACATGATAGTTCTGGGTTCTTAGCCAGAGCCATCGCCAGAGCCATCGCCAGAGCCAGAGCCATAGCCATCGCCAGAGCCATCGCCATCGCCATAGCCAGAGCCATCGCCATCGCCACTGCCAGAGCCATAGCCATAGCCATCGCCATCGCCATAGCCATAGCCACTGCCAGAGCCATAGCCAGAGCCATCGCCAGAGCCATCGCCATCGCCAGAGCCATAGCCAGAGCCATCGCCATCGCCAGAGCCATCGCCAGAGCCAGAGCCATCGCCAGAGCCAGAGCCAGAGCTAGAGCCATCTTGGGAGAGGACAACGCTATGCATGCGCCCAGGCCCCCGCAATGCTGGCCGCCGCATCCAGTGTGCACTCAATAATTTCGCACGCATCCAGTATCACAATGCGCGCAACCAGAGCGTCAACCTTGGACTCGCTGGCCACAAGTGACGTCGCGGCTACTCCACTTAGCGCCACTCCCCCTGCGGCCTTCCACGACCACAAACGATGCGAGTTCTCAAGTACGACAGTGCGCCCTTCGTAGGACACAAGCGTACCAAAATGGACGCCCGCGTCTTTAGCGCGGACGATAACCGGCTTGCGGTCGTTGTCTGTGTACAGGCCGTTCGGCATGGGGGTTACTCCTTGGAGTCAGATGCCGACATACGCAGCCATCTGCGCCACGGTACGCGCGAGGCTCTTGAGGTCGCGCATGATCTCGACCACCTCGTTGGTGGAGAGGTCATCGTCAGCGATCCGGTAGTCGGCTTCCGCAGCGTGGACGGCGGTGCGCGCTCTGTAGATGGACGAACGAATCTGTTCCATGTACGTCAACTCCGGGAGAGGCAACTCATGCTCGGGCTCCTTGGCGGCGTTGGCTTCCGGCTTGGTCGACGACTTGATGTTGGGCTTGCGCATGTCGCGCTCCTAGGTTGTGTGTGGAAGGGAGTGTCTCGGTTATCCGCTAGTTCAAGCACCCTTGTGGGTTACTTGTGGGAGTAGGCCGCCCGCTCGCCCTTGACCTTCTGGCAAAGGTTCCGCGATTTGAGCGATGCCAGTCGCATTTGGCCCTACGGCGCTGTGCCCGAGTAGCGGGCGACCTACTCTCAAAAGTAACCCGCGTATGAGTTAACATACGCGGGCCAAGTATTCCTTCGTGGGAGGGTGCGAAGGAATGTTACGCGGCGACCGTGGCCGCCTTGCCAGCGGCTTTCTTCTCGGCTTTCTGGATCGCAGCCAACTCCTTCTTCTCAGCGGCGGCGCGCTCCGCCTCCTCCTTGGCAAAGAACTCCGGGTCGAGTTCGGATATTACGAAGCGTATGTGACCTACAGCCTCGAGGATGTTGTCATGTCGCAGCGGCTCACGCGCCGGCCGGTCAGTGCCGGCCTTGCGGCCGCTCATTGCTTGCTCCATGTTCTTTAACGCGTGCTTGACGAGATCGAGGCCGGTAGTCTCCTTGGGCTCCTCGTACTCCTTAAACAGTACCTTGCGGATGTCATCCTCAGAGAGCTTGATCCCCCATCGGTCGCGCAACTGAGCCCTAGCCACGGCTACGAGCGACTCGTAGCACGAGTGGACGCGCAGTAGCTTCTTGTCGTCGCCGCCGAGCGCCTGCACATGCATGTCTACAGCCGTCTCAAATATATTCCAGGAATTGTCGAACGCCTTGCCGACTTCTATGAATCGTCGCAGCTTCGATACTTGCACGTCCCTTGAGTCCTTGGACTGCTCATCGGCAGCCAGCTTACCGGCTGCCGCTGCCGAAGCCGTGCGGAACTTCTCGTATATGCGTTCCGCATCGTCCGTGCCGATTATTCCATTTTCGGAAGCCTCGACCACACGCTCTGCCAGAGCGACCTTACTCGCCTTGCCCGAGCCATCCGCCTTGCCCAGGCGCCCAACGTCGGTCAGCAACTTGGCCCGGTCGCGCACTAGTCCGTTCTGGGAGTTCGCCCCCGCCAGAATCGACGGGTCCGTCTCCACGTAGTCGGCGGGGGCGTTACTCTTGGGGGTAATCTCGGGGGTCGCGACGACAGTCTCGACCTTGCCCGTGCTAGGGTCGAACACCTCGACAGTCTCGACGCCCGCAACGTGCGCGCTCTCGGCCTCAGCCTGAGTGTACTCGCCCCCCTCAACCGCCACTACAACGCTCCCCTCCGCCTCAACGGTAGCGGCTTCAACCGGCAGGGGGTGCTTGATCTTCTTCGCCATGATCTATCTCCAATGGTCGTCTTGTTGAGTAGGGGATGCGACCAACTGCCCTACATGCCTCGCA